CGGGATTGCCAGCACGCTGCATGTACGCGGCGCCGGCAGCGTGTCGGACGCGGAGGCATGGGCCGTCAAGCTCGCCGCGGCTGCCATTTCCGGCTCGGGCGACCTCACTGCGACCGGCAGCCTGATTGTCCAACTGGTCGCGGCGATCACCGGCGCGGGCACGATCTCAGCCGCGGACCTCAAGGCGTTCCTCCAGCTGGCTGCTGCGCTGTCTGGCTCGGGTACGGCTGCAGGCACACGCACCGGTCTGGGCCAGCTCGTCGCCGCGCTCACCGGCCTCTCTGACCTGGATGCGACGCTCACCGGGACCGGTGCCCTTGAGGCGGACGTAACCGTCACTGGCACTGGCCTGTCCACCGCGAACGTCGGGGAAGCCGTGTGGGGTGCCCTGGCTGCGGCCAACAACACCGCCGGCACGATGGGCGAGAAGCTGAACGACGCCGGCAGCGCGTCGAACCCGTGGACGGAGGTGATCGAGTCCGGCTACACGGCCGCCGAGATCCTGCGCCTGCTCGCTGCGGTTGCCCAGGGGGATGCGACCGGCCTGGAGGACGGCAGCCCGGTGTTCAAGTCGCTCGACGGCAGCACTGACCGCGTCACGGCGACATACGCCACAGGGACCCGCACGATTACGGGGCGCGATGCGTCGTGAGCTGGCTTGGTAACTGGCTAGGCGGGGCGCTAGGTCGGTGGTTCGGGTACGTCGTCGAGGAGGAAGACGAAGACGTCGTACCGGTAGCGGAAGGCGGGCACAACCACAAGCGCCGCAGCCGGGCGGACAGAGAGCAGGAAGCGCTGGCGTATGTCCTGGCGCTAAAGATGATCCAGGAGCGCAAGGAAGCCGCGCGCCGCGCGATCGAGGAAGACGATGCGGAGCTCGCCGAAATGGCGGGCATCTACATGGCATGGAGGCGCAATGAGCAGCCTGTCGAAGTGTCTTAAAAAAATGGGCCTGTCCGAGCACGAGGGGGCGATCCTTCGTGGGGCAGCGCGCGACTATATGGACAAGGACGGCATCGCCGCGCAGGAAGCTGCGGTCCAGGCGGTCCAGGACTACATCGAGGAGCTGACCGCCGAGCGCGCGGACATCGTGCGGCAGATCGAGGAGGCGGGTGGGAAGCTGGAGGCGAAGGCGGAGGAAAAGCCCGCCGCGCCGGAGCCGGTTGAGGAGTCGCTGTCCGAGGCGGACATGCGCAGCGAGTGGGACCGCGCCGCGAAGGAGAACGGCCTGCCCGTGTTCGACCAGCTGACAGAGGAGCAGCAGAGCTACATCCTCGGCTCGAAGACGAACGACGAGTTCAATGAGGCAGCGAACGAGGTCGCGCAGGAGCTGATGGGTGGGGAGATCACGCAAGGCGTGGTCGATGACGTCGACGGTTTTCAGTCGAAGGGAAGGGATTTCAGCGACGAGGAGGCAAACTCGGAGGGGGTCCGTCTTGCCTCAGACCAGCTTCGTGCGGCAGGGCAGCTGCCACTGCTGGAAAAAATCACCTCGTTCAGATTGGTAAAGGATCTTGCCGGCAACGCCGGTGTTGTGCGCCTGCCGAATGGCTCCTGGGCGCTACAGGTCAATGACGACCCTGCGTTGCTTGCCAACACCGGATACTTCTCACAGGTGATTCGGCACGAAGTCGCGCACATCGAAGACACGGAGATTGGTGGCTACTCGCTCACCGAGGAGTTCGCGGGGCTCATGGGCGAGGCCCGAAGGCTGTACGCGGAGGGTTGGGGCGGCGGTTTTCTCGCCTACCCGTTCAGTGACAATATGCCGCAGGAGATGCTCCAGATCGAAGCTTACGCCCAGCTTCGCTCGGTCTGGACTATGGGCGAAAACGGGCGTGGGGCGATTCAACGTGCGTCGCCGCGACTCGCGGCTTTCATGAGAAAGGTGGATGAAGATGTCAAACAAGTCCTTCGACAAGGGCAGGGAGCAGCGCAAGGCCAGGGCCGCAGCACTATTGAAGCGGGAGGTCTATCCGAAAGGCTCGCCCGAATTCAAGCTCTTGCCGAAGCCCCCCTCGAAGCCCGAGGAGCACAAAAAGCCGTAGAGCTGCCCCCCGCCGCGCGTGGCGCGTGGACGAACATCAAGGACTGGGCGATGAAGGTCGGCCCGATGATGCTGACCAACTTCCAGCTGGCGGAGCAGTTCGGCTCCAAGCTCTCGAAGCTGAAGGATTACGTCACCGTCCAGCAGAACATGAACTCCAAGCGCCTCGAGCTCGCGGCCGCCGCGCACCGTGTGGTCACGCAGTGGGAGAGGCTCTCGGAGCAGACCCGCGAGACGCTCAACAAGCTGATGCTGGACGCGACCCTCGCCAGCGCGCACCCCGACGTTGGCCTCAACGACCCGGCGAACGCGCACCTAAACGCCAAGCAGAAGCTGCAATACGCCTCGCTCGCCTCGCGCTACCGTGCCCTGCCGGCCGACGCGAAGATGGTGTATCAGGCCGCCAAGACGCAGCTGGAGGACAACTGGAAAGCGCGGCACGACGCCTGGACCTCGATGGTGAACTACACCTACAACGCGAAGATCGCCCAGGCCGAGAAGAACGGCGACACCGACCGCGCGGTGGAGCTCACCAAGTCGCGTGACCAGGCGATCGAGGATCACGCTGAGGAAATCCGCGGGCTCAAGGGGCCGTACTTCCCGCTCATGCGTTTCGGCGAGCACCTGGCAATCGGAGAGTCCACCGAACTTCGCATCCTCAAGGATGAGTTCGAGGCAACCGGTGGCAACGCGAAGCTGCAGGAGAAGATCAACGCGCTCGAGAAGGACCCGAAGCACTACATCGTCTCCGCGCACGAATCGCGCGCCGCGGCCGAAGCAGCCCTGGATGGTTACAAGTCGCTCGGGCTCGAGGCCCGCTACAAACTCTCGGCCCCGTTCGAGCAGAAGCTGCGCCCGGCGTCCCTCTCGACCATCACCGAGTTCGAAGACGCGGTGCGCACGCACCTGGGTGGCAAGGTGGGCGACGAAGTGGGCAAGTTGCTGCGCGACGTGTACCTGCGCTACTCCCCGGAGAACTCGGCCCTCGCGCGTGAAGCCCAGCGCCGTGGCATCGCCGGCGCCTCGGTGGACATGCTGCGTGCCTTCTCCGCGGCCAGCGAGCGCGATTCGTACTACCTCTCGCGCCTGGAGTATTCACCGCAGCTCACCGACACGCTGTTCGCGCTTCGCCGCGAGGCGGACAAGGCAGACCTCGGCCGCGTGTACAACGAGATGGCGGCGCGTGCTGCCCTTGACGTCACCTACAGCCGCACGCCGGTGCAAGGGGCGCTCTCGACCCTGTCCTGGGCCTGGCACCTGGGCGCATCGCCCTCGTTCCTGCTCATCAACAGCACCCAGCCGTGGATCATCACGGTGCCGATCCTCGGGGCGAAGTTCGGCCTCACCCGCTCGATGAATGCAATGCGGCTTGCCTCGATGGACGCGCTGTCGCTGCTGAAGGATGCGCGGTTGGCCAGCGGCAAGATGGACTGGTGGAGCGACATCAAGCCTGATGCCAAGCGGCCCGACGGCTCGCAGGTCCTCACCCCAGGTGAGCAGGTCATGGTGAAGCAGCTTGTCCAGCGGGGTGTCCTCGACATCGGCATGGAGCACGACCTCTCCACCGTCGCGCACGACGAGCACAAGGGTCTGGCGAAAACGCAGAAGGTGATCGGCTGGGCCACGCAGCAGGTGGAGCTGGTGAACCGGTTCTCCTCGGCGCTTGCAGCGTACCGCCTGGGCATCTCCCGCGGCATGACTGCTGACCAGGCGATCGACTACGCCTATGAGACGACCTCGAAGACGCAGCTCGACTACAACGAGGCCAACGCCGCGCGCCTGATGCGCCAGGGTGGCCCGGTGCCGCTGGCAAAGCTCGTGTTCCAGTTCCGCAAGTACCAGCAGGGCATGCTCTATCTCCTCGGCTCGAACATCAAAGCCGCGGTGAAGGGCGACCGGCAGGCGATGGCGGCACTAGGCTACCTCATGCTCTCCCAGGGCCTGGTCGCAGGGGCCCTCGGCCTTCCATTCATGGGCACGGCGCTCTGGGCGGCAAGCCTGTTCGGTGGCGGGGACGACGAGGACGGTGACGCCGAGACGCGCCTTCGCAACTACCTCGCGGAGATCTTCGGCAAGGACGCGGGGCTGCTGATCGCCAAGGGGCTTCCCACCCTGTTCGGAGTCGACATCTCCAAGCGCGCCGGCATGGGCGACATTGCCTCGCCGTTCCCTTACGCCAGGTTCGACGGCAAGACGGGGGCGGAGCAGGTGGAGAAGGTCCTCGGTGCGGCCGCGGGTCCGGTCGCCGGCATGGCAGGCCAGTGGTACGACGCGCTCGCCGCGTTCGGCCAGGGCGACTTCCAGAAGGGTGTGGAGAAAGCCACGCCGAAGATGGTGGCCGACCTCGCGCGCGGATACCGGTTCGCCGAAGACGGCCTCGCGGACAGCAAGGGCCGGTACATCTTCCGCGACGACCAGTTCAGCACGTGGGATGTGCTCATGCGCGCGGCGGGCTTCTCGCCTGTCAAGGAGTCGGAGTATTACGCGGCCAACGAGTCGAAGATGGAGGTCGAGACCGCGATCAAGGAGCGTCGCCAGCAGCTGATCGACCGCTGGGTGAAGGAGCGCCTGCGCGACGGGCCCTCGGATGCCGTGCAGGAGAAGATCGACGCGTTCAACGCGGCCCACAACCGCACGGGCGAGCTCGGCAAGATCACTCGCTCCACGCTGCTGCGGGCACTCCAGTCGGCCAGGAAGTCGGAAATGGAGCGGGCTGGCGGCGGGGTGAGGTATCGCAAAGCTGAGCGCGGGCTCGAGGGCCTCACGGCCTACGTGCAGTAGAATCCGCGCGCCATGACCTGGATCCTCATCATCGTCCTCGGCGCTTCGAGCGTACGGTACGTGGAGTTCCCCACCAAGGAGCTCTGCGCCACCGCCCAGCAGGTAGTCAACGACCGCACCGTCGTGCAGGTCCGCGCAGTCTGCGTCGAAGGCGGCCGTCCGATCGCCGAGTCGCCCCAGAAGTAACGCCATGGGGGCTTGACACGCCCCGGGTGTTGGGTGCATGATGTTTACGTGTAACCGCCTTAGCGACCTCCTTGCGGGTGTCCCACGCCCGCCCTGCCCCCGACCGTGTTCACACCGGCGGGGGCTTTTTTCGCAGCTCTGCCAGCTTGCGCCCCCACAGGACCTGGGCGGCGACGCGCTCCGGCCAATACTCCCCGCGGTTGTAGACGGCCATCACACCCTCCATCTGGTGGTTCAGCAGCTTCTCGATCACGTGTGGCAGGACTCCGAGGTCGGCCAGGCGGCTGGCGAAGGTGCGGTCTCGTACACGGCCACGCGGCCGGTCTGGGTGTCGATGTACAGCAGGCGCAACTTCACGTCAGCTCGGCCACGCCGTAGCCACCCCGGGCTTTGTTGATCGCGCGCTGAATAAACGGCGCCGACTTCCAGGCGAGCATCTGGCCCTCCTCGCAGATGCTGAACTTGTAGATGACCTGGTCGATGCAGGCCGCGGCTTCCGGGTACTTCGCGCTGGCGTTGAGGCGGGCCTCCTCCAGCGGGGTGAGGTCACTTATGCGCACTCTGTTGCCTCCTTCTCCTCTTGCGGTTTGACGAATTCATCCATGTAGCCCTGGCACGCTGCGAACTCGAACTCGAGGCAGCGCGTCTGGCCGGTGGGGATGGACGGAACCCCTTTCGAGAGCACCACCTTGCGGTCATGCCGGCCGTCGGCCGCGCTCACCTTGCGGATCAGCCCGGCGGACTCTAGGGTGGTACGGAACTGCCCCGGCGACACGCCGTGCTCACGGCACCACTGGTCGATCGCACGGGTGGCGATGAACAACTTGCCGCGCTCGGCTTCGCCACCGAGCACCAGGCGACCAGAAATCGGGCTTCTCACCTGCATGAGCGGGAGCTCGACCTTGTTGGCCTTGGTGCTCAGGGTGTCGAAATGCTTCGTGACGATGATCGTGCCGTGGAGGTCCGCGAGCATCGCGGAGAACTGGTCCTCCGTCGTCAGGTTGTACTTCGCTGCCTCGCCACGCAGGTAGAGAATGTGGTTCATGGCCCAGCGGCGAAGGCGGCCCATGTCGAACCGGTGCGCACCCAACTGCTGGGCGATCAGTCCGCCGACAAGCGTGCAGGTCACGTGGTAGGCGTAGAACCGCTCCTTCGAAGACTTCTCGCCCAGCGCGCCGATGATCTTCATGTACAGCGTCCGCAGCTGCTGCTGGATCGAGCCAGTGTTGGCGAGCACGTAGCGGATGAAGTCTTCGGCGAACACGCCGGCGCACTCGGACACGAGGCGCTGCGCGACCTCTGCGTGGGCCTTGGAGCCCTTCATGGATTCCACGCGCGGATAGGCGTTGATGTCCACCTCAAACACCCGCATTTGCGCCGCCTCGGGGTTGATCTTCGACTCCGAGAGGTTGAAGAACAGGTTGCGGTTGCCGGTGAGGATCGACATCAGGCACCACGGGGGATCTGACTTTTTCTCCGAGCCGTCGGAGCCAAGGCGCACGCGGCCGTGCCCGTTGGACAGTGCGTACAGGACGTCGATCAGGCCGGCGCGCGAAGCGTTCACCTGGACGTTCTGCGTGATCTCGTCAAACAGCACGCACAGGTTCTTCATCGTGCTGGCGCGCTTCAGCAGCGCGTAGGGCGTAATGTCCCGCGGGGTGGTGATGGCCGCGTTCGACAGGGCGTTGACGGCGATCTTGGCCACGGTGGACTTGCCCAGCCCTGAGTCGCTGCTCGTCAGCGCAAGCGGGATTCCCGCCCACTCCTCGAACCCGATCAGTGGGGCCACCACGGCACCGAACGCAGTGCAGATCGCGTACTGATACGGCTCGCCGTTCTGCACGTTGTAGAGCATGTCCACACCGTTGACCCACTGCTCCTTGGTCCCGCGGACATCCCCGCAGCGTCGCAGGTCCGGGGCAACCGAACTGCCCAATTCGACAGTGGTCGTGGCGCCGGCGGAGATCAGCTTGTCCCCGATCAGGAACGCGCTGAAGTCGTCCCGCCAGCCAAACTGCTGGAAGGTATAGCGCTCCTCCGTCTTGCGGCGGAGCTCAGTGAGGTAGTCCTGCATGTACCTGATCGCAAGTTGTGGGTTGAAGATCGAGATCTCGTACGCGCCCAGGGCCGACTTCATGGTCTTCGGGTCGGCAAAGGCCTTCGTGGGCACTCGGAACTCACGTAGCGGCGCGCCGGGCTTCGCCTGCATGACGATCCGCATGGCGTAGGTGCCGTCCTCGAGCTTGATCCGCTCGACGGGGTAGAACAGCGGCCGCGCGAACCGCTGCCAACCTCCGGGGCCATCAGGGTCCTTCGGGTCCGGCGCGAACGCAGCAAGGTCCTCCCCGATGGGGCGGTAGCCCTCCGGCCAGTGCGCGGGCTGGAGATCCGCGTCGACAGGCTGGGCCTGGGGCGCCTCCTCTACCGCGGCAGCTTGCGGCTCGACCGTTATGACTGGTGCCGCCGACTCCGCCGTGTGGCCCAGCTGGATCGGGCTCTTGACCTTGTGCGGGCAGCCTTCGCAACCGGCGGGGTTGTTCTGGCGGAAAAAGTCGCACGTCGCGGGCCCCGTGGACCAGGTGTCGAACTTCGCCTCGGTGTCCGTCTGCCCATGCCCGGTGGCCGCGCGCTGGGCGCTCCATTCGACGGCGATCGGCAGGCCCTCGATCGCGTACTTCGCAAGGCCGATGACGCCGCGCCAGTGCTCGTACCCGACGTCGCCCTGGGTGTCGCGCATGACGCGCACCTGGGCGCAGTGCTTGGCTACTTCAGCAAGAGAAGAAGGCGGGTATTCAACGGCGGCGAGGTCGGTGCTGATGGCGAGACCGGCAAATACTCGTGGAGCGGCAAAGCTGAGGCCTCCATCAGCCGCTTCTCCAACTCGGCCTGCCAGAGCGGTACGAAAAACGGATGGCTGGCTGAGATCCCCTCCAACCCTAACGCTGACAACACGCTCTCCATATTTCCTCCACGTTGATCCGACCGGTCGCAGCACGCGCGCCAGGTCCATGTCGCAGGATGGGTCGACCTTGAGGCCGAACGCCCTCGTGGCCGCGCGCTTGAGGGTCGAGAGCTCCAGCCACTCCTGCGGTGTGACGTCTTCCTCGAACGACCAGTAAAGGTGCAGCCCGCCGCCGGAGGAAACCATCATCGGCACCGGCAGCGAGTATTCCTTGCAGAAGCGCAGTACCTCGCCGGCGGCCTCTTTCTTCGTGGCGTAGCAGCCGGGCTTGCCGATGTCGATGTCGTCGTAGAGCGAGCGGCAGGCGACGACGTTCCGCTGCGTGCGGATGCGCCGCTTCACCTTGCCCTTGACTTCCTCCTCGTACCAATCCCCGTAGCCGTTGCAGGCGTGGTAGATGGTGCGGCGCTTGGCATCGAGCTGCGCAACGGCTTCCGCCATGGCAGCGAGCGACTCGTAAGTCGTATAGCGCCAACCCGGCTTGTCACGGCCGGGTATCTGGACCAACTCAGCGAGTATCTTCAGCCCCCCGGACGGGAGCACTCGCCGGAAAAAGGACTCAGTGTCCATACATCTCCCCGATGTGGACGAGCCGCTTACGAGCGAGCGTCGAGGTGGGCTTTGATCTTCTGGACGGCCTTGTGGCGACGTTCCTTCGTCGAGCCTTCAGGCAGGGGCAGCTTCCCCTGCGCAGCGAGCGAATCGAGCAGCTTGAGCGCCGCGGTGATGCGGCGGCTGTTGTTGCCCTGCGGCTTCGCGCCATGATGGATGTACCGAATGACCATGATCCGAGATACGCCGCAGATCGCAGCGAAGTCGGAATGGCTCAGCCCGCATCGGTCGATTGTCTGTTGGACCGCCTTCATTGCAGCAGCCCCGACGGGTTCTTGCCCTCGGCGAGGTATGCGGTGTGGATCGTGCGCTTCATGTGCTGGGCGGTGACGTCGAGCATCTCGTTGTGGAGGATCCAGGTGCCCTCCTGCATGGCGATCGTGCGGCCCGCCACCTCGGCAAGCGCGAACAGCATCTCCATCGGATGGACGTTGGGTGTGCTTCTCAGGGCCTGAATGATCTGGCGCATGGCTGCGTCGATCGCCGGCCGGTTTATCAGTAGTTCTGCCATTGGGTGCCCCTAAAAATGCGCGTTTGCCGGCATGCGCGCCCCGCCGGGGAGTCAGTCGTGCTCGACCAGGACCCAGTCTTCGGCCAAGACGTCGGTCTGCGAAGCAAGCCAGGGCACGATGGTGCCGCCGGCGGTCTTCATGTCGATGTGGCTGTGGTAGGTCACCTCGGTGCCGTGGGGGTAGATGCCATCCAGCGGCGGACGGTTGACCCGGAAAATGGAGCCCGGCACGAGGAACAGGAACATCCCCTTGCCGTTCCACCCCTCACGCGCGACGAGCTTGCCGTCGCGGAGCATCCGAAGTGCCCAGCCGAAGTCGTTCGACCCCATCAGCGCTTCTCCTTCGGCGCCCGCTTTTTCGGCCACGGGGTGAGCGCGACGAACGGGAACTTCCCGACGGACTTCCTGATGGTCTGCCGTTCGGCGTAGTTGGGCCTGCCGACGGTGAGCACCAGCGTTTCCGAGCGGTCCCGGCGGTTGGGTTTCCGCTGACGCGAGAGCTTCACGGTGAAGCCGGAGTCCACGAAGAACGTGGCGCGCCGCATGTCAGGCGCGTTGGACAGTTCCTCGTAGACCCGGGAAACCAGCGCTTCGGTGCCCATCAGCACTTCGCCTTCGGTGCTTTCTTGTCCATCGACTTGTGCTCGCGCTTCTCGTGGTCGATGAGTTTCTTCGGGGCGCCGCCCTTCTTCATGAACTTGATCTCGTCCTTGACGACTTTCTTCGACTCTTTCATGGTGTCCTTTTGTCAGATGTTAACGGGTAAGCACGAACGCTCAATCGTCGAAGTCCAGGTCGGCGAGCAGGCCGTCCATACCCTCGCTAGCCTCGACGACCTTCGGCGCGCTGGGTGCGGCAGGAGCTGCCTCGACCTGAGCAGGGGCGGCTTGCACGGGTGCGGGCTGCTTCGGAGCCGCCTTGGGCTTGGCTGCGGGCTTAGGCGCTGCAGGGGGCGGGGCAGCAGGCGGTGCGGCGGGGGCCGTCATCTGGGGGGCGGCAGGGGCTGCCTGTTGGGGCGCCGGCGCGGGGTCGCGCTTGGGCATCTCCACCTGGCCGGTGATCTGCTGCACGAGGTGCGAGCTCTGCATCTCGGCCACTTCAGCCAGCATGGCCTCGTCGATGAAGCCCACGGGCTTGAAGGTCAGCTGCGGGTGGGAGACGCTGTAGTCGAACCCGATGCGGGTCTGCACGGCCTGGTAGGGCACTCCACGCTTGGCAAGGAGGTCGCCGTATTGCGTCAGGGCCTTGAGCGAGGCCGCCGGCACACGAAGCAGCATCGGGTCCTTGATGGCGTTGGGCCACGCAATGGCGAGGCGCTTGGCGTCCTGGCAGGCTTTGGACTTGGCGCCGTTATCGGTGATTCGCGAGCCCCAGACGTTGTGCGGACACAGCGCGCACTTCTCGGCCTGCGGCTGGACCGCGTCGCTCGCCGGCGCCACGCCGTCGTTCGAATAGCAGTCCGGGGAGGCGTCGTCGCCTTCCGACCACTTCTTCGAGTAGTAGATCTTCGCGGTCTTCCCGCCTTCCGGGTAGGCCTTGAGAATGACGGCTTCCACGGCGGGCAGCGGCTCGTCCGGCGTCTCGGGCTTCGAGACCAGCGTGAGCTCATCGCCGCGCTTGAGATGGAACACCTTGCCCTTGATGGACAGGACGGGGAACCCACCCGACCCCGAGGCGAGGTCGTTGCTGATGGGCAGAATGGACTGCAGGTGAGCCGGCAGCGAAGCCGACTCGAAGGGGACGATATTTCCCATGGTTCTCCTTTGTTTACGAACGACGGATGTTGATACCGACCTCCTCGTACCAGTTGATGCCTGGCGGGAGGTCGTTGTGCTCGGCGCGGTACTGCTTCACGGCGTCTTTGCTGCAACGCGCTTCCAGCAGTTCCCACGCGCCGTTGTCACGGACGTGCTGGAGGAACGTCTCCTTGTCGGCGACGGTGGCCGAAGACTTCGTGGCCTTGTACGCCGTGCCGAAGCCGGTGCGCACAGACTCAAGTCCGTCCTTCTCGAACCGTTGCAGGAGGATGCTTTCGATCTTCTCCTGCTTGGCCTTGTCGTCGTTGTCCGCGTTTGTGAACGCCGCCTTGCGCTGCGCCCGCTGGTCGCGGAGTTGGACGAATGCCGCAACGAGCTTGTCGTTGGGCAACTCACTTACCTTCAATAGCTACCTCCTTCGAATGAAGCCATGCGTCGATCTTTTCTTCGTTCCAGACCGTTACGCCGGGCGAGAGTTGGAATGGACGCGGGAACGTGGGGTCGGTCTTGCTCCACTGCCAGACGGTCGACTTGCCGACGCCACACTTGGCCGCCACCGCCTGGACCCGCAATGTATTCATGTAAACAAGTTAACTCCTTTCTCGAGTGATGTCAAGCGGCAACTTCCTCCTCGCGCAGCCCCTGGACAAGCTCCAGCAGGAGCCCCTGGACTTTCTGGCGCTCCTTGAGCCGCTGGTAATACTTGCGCTCGATGATCGAGCCCTCGATCATGACGATGAGCTGGGTGTGCTTCTGCCCCGGGCGGGTGATCCGCGCGTTGGCCTGCTCGAAGATGTCGTTCGACGCGATCGGGGCGTACCACACGATTGTCGAGGCGGCGGTGAGGGTCAGGCCATGGGACATGGCGCCCGGCTGGGCCACGAGGACCCGGGGGTCGTCAAGCTTCTGGAAGGCGTGGAATATCCGGTCGCGCTCGGACTTGCTGACCTCGCCGTAGATGCACTCGACGGTGTTGCCCTGGTCGCGCAGGTACTGCGCCACGGTGTGGACGGAAGCCACGAACGGCACGAACACGATCACCTTGGTGCCAGACTGCTCAACAGCCTCCTGGACCACTTTGAGTCGGGGGGTGGCATCGACCTCCAGGGCTTCGCCGCCAGGTCCATAGGCCACGCCACAGGCGATCTGCAGCAGCTTCTGGGCCTTCACCGCCTCGTTCACCGCGAGGATCTGCCCGTCAGCCATCTCGGCCACGAGCTTGTTCATCATGTCCTTGTAGGCGGCCTTCTGCGGGGCGGTGAGCTCGGCCTCCCGAACCTGGAAGATCGCTGGCGGCAGGTCCACGCACTCGTCGATCGAAAACCGGATGGCCGGCTGCATGGCCTGCTGGACGATCTCGACGGCGTTCTGCCGGGGGATCCAGGAGTACATGCTGATCTGGCGCATGACCGAGTCGCGGAACCGGTTGAAGTACGGAGAGACCCGCTCGGGCGAAACGATCCGGCACTGGGCCCATGCATCGGTTGGGGCGTTCGGCGTCGGCGTGCCGGTCAAGCCCCAGATCTCCCGCGCGGACTGCCGGTTGGCGATCTTGTCCAGGGCCTTGAACCGGTCGGTGCCGGCCTTGCGCCCGATCTGCGCGATCTCGTCGATGATGAGGAGGTCGATATCCGGGCGCTCGGCCAGGGCGTCTACGATACCGGGTACTTTGATGCCGTCGTGGTTGATGAGGTAGAGGTCCTGCTCGGTGGCGAGAAGCTTCAGGCGTTGCGTGCGCGTGCCGTGCAGGACGGCAGCGTTGAGGTGGGGGAAGTGCTGGAAGATTTCGTCGGCCCAGGTGCGCTCGAGCGTGGACAGCGGCGTCACCACAAGCGCGCGATGGAGAGCCCCCCACTCGCGCAGGTAGTCGTACGCCCAGAGCGTGCCCAGGGTCTTGCCGGTTCCCATGCCGGAGAGGTTGAAGGCGCGGGGGTTGAGGGAAAGGAACGAGGCCACACTGCGCTGCGCGGAGAACGGCGTGAACCGTCCCGGCCAGCTGTAGTGGTACAGCATGGGGGAGGGGGCGTCGATGCCGATGTTGCGCAGCACGCGGGTCTCGTGCGGCCCGTGGCGTACTGCCACGAACTGCTTGCCTTCGTGCTCGATCAGTTTGGCCGCAGGGATCACCTGCAGGACCCGGTTGGGGTCCCGCAGTCGCATGACAAGGGCCTTATGCTTTTTCGATACGATCATGCGGTGGCGAATAGGTTGTCGACAAGTGCATACAGGTCGTCCAGTCCTCCGTCGTTGTTGAGAGTGGTGGTGATGAGGTCGGCAGGCAGTCGGTCCTCGCTTTTGTGCGCCGCCACGCCGGGTGCTCCAGGGCGAACAACTTCCACGACCTGACCGCCTTGCCCGCAGATCCAGCGGGCCTCGTTCTCGAAGCGGCAGTCGGGTATGGCGACGCGCTCGGGCACGCCGTAGCTTCCGTCGGGCAGCTTGGCGAGGGTGTACCGGCAGAACTCCGCCATCTGCAGGATCCAGTAGTCCTCACGCTGCGCGCGGCGGTACTCGGTCCCCCACCACTGCAGGATCTGCCGTGGCGATTGGTCCGACGAAGCGCTTTGCCCCTTTGACACCATGAGGGCCTGGAACTCGCCGTCGTAGCAGCGGGACAGCCGCAACTCGGCCTGCGGGAGCTCCTTGATCGAGCGGTCCTTCAGCCAGTCGATCGGCACCCGGAAGGCGTGCGACACCTCCTCGTACAGCGGGTCGGCGAAGCCGCGGCGGACGAACCCGTGCTTGGTGGCGAGGTAGTCGGCGATGGTGTCCTTGCCCGCCCCGGCCTTGCCGTGCACGCCGATGAGGTGGTTACGCGTAAGCATGCATGAGCTCCTCGAAGCGCTCCAGGAACAGGGTCCGTGCCATGTACGGATGCACGCCCTTCACGACGACGTTGGCCGGCTCGCCCGGGAGGTTCCATGGGTAGACGGGCGGGTTCATGATCTGGTCACGCTCGGCCAGCAGCACGGCGTTGTCAGCGTCTTTCACCTCGGCCGGCAGCTCATTGGGCAGCCCGAACTTGCGCGCGATCACCTGCCAGTTGAGGTCTTCGATGGTGGCGTAATCAGCGAGGTGCTTCTTGATCGGACGAGGGACGTCGATAAGGTACGCCTCGGTGGCGTCATGCAGCAGCCCCGCTAAGGCGTGTTCCTCCGAGACAACTTTCGAGACCAGGACACTGTGTTCTGCGACGCTATAGAAGCCGTTGCAGTGGCCGCCGAACCGGCAGATGTGCGACAGCGCATGCGCGATGTCATTGATGTCGACTTCCTCGGGACGCGGGTCGAGCGGCCAGTAGGCGCGCCCGGAGGCCGTTTGCATCCAATCACCCTTGCGGTCGGTCATTTAGGTTCCTTGAGGAGGAAATAGATCCACAGTACGAGAAGCGCCAGTGGCGCCGTGGGCGGATGGAACAGGCTCGCCGCCTGGAGTACGGTACCGAGCCAGAGGAGGTGCCTCATGCTTGCTCCTGTCGCATTTCGTAAGTCGTCCACCGGTGCTTGCACTCGGGGTTCCTGCACTCGTAGCGGCGGTAGGTGTAGCCGATGCCGTCAGCCTCCATGCCGCGGGTGTCGATGCAGGTGCCGCGTGTGCCGCACTGGTTGCACACCTTCGGGCCTACTTGTACCCGCTCTGGCCGCGCCGCCATCCGCGGTTCTCCGCTTTGCTGATGACACGGGTGTTCTTGTCGCTGTCGGAGCCGCCGCGGCGCAGGGGCACCTTGTGGTCGACGTCCTTCCCGTCCCCGACATGGGCCTTGCCGTCCGCGATTGCATGGCGCCGCGCGCGGTTGCGGTCCACCCGCTTCTCGACGTTCTCGGGCGTGGCCTGATATGCTTTCATGTAGTCCCGCTTGTGCTTGGTCGTCTTCATCGGTTTCTCCGTTTCGTCACCCACTCGAACTCCTCGGCGCACTCGGCGTCGCAAAAGATCTGCGCGCCGAACGTCTCCGTGAAGCAGTTATGGCAGGACCCTGTGGGCTTGGGGTGCTCCGCCGGCGCACGGTGTTTCAGCCGCAGCGCCATCTCTTGCTCGATGTGGTCGTTTGCGAGGTCAACGTCATCCATGGATCGTCTCCTTGAGCCAGGCTTCGAACGCCTGCATACCTGTAAACTCATTGATCTCGAAAAAACGCCCGCCGCCGCGGACGATGCCGTTTCTTCGGTGGATCTGATTCGGCGTCATCTCGCCACTGCCGGCCTTCGTCTCCACGGAGAAGAACAGGCCCTTCGCATGCCCCACGAAGTCGTGGATCCCGTTCACGCCCATGGCCACACCCTTGACCGGCATGTAGTACCAGCCGTTCGTCGGGTCGGCGCCAAGGATCTCCTCACGGGTGCCGGCAGCTACGATGTTGTACTGCTCGAGGAGGCGTTTCACCTCCCGCTTGACCCGCCCTTCGGGGGTCATCCTTCCTGCTCCGCGTCTTCCAGCTCGTCTTGCATGAGCATCAACCGCTCCGCGAGCTCCAGTTCAAGTTCGGTCGGGTCCTCTTTGTCCAGGACCTGCGTTATCAATTCGTCTGCATCCACGATTGCCCCCAACTGTGTCTACACGTAATCAAAATCGTTATTGTTTGGTCTTCGGTTGCCAGAACTCGCAGTGCTCCCGCCCCACTGGGCACCAGCCTTTGCACAGGCCAGAGGGACGCGGAGGCCACCTGTCGTCGGCGTAAGCCTTCTCGAGGCGGGTCATGCGGGTCATGACGTCTTCCCAGATCGCCGGTGTGTGTTCACGAGTAAGCGTCTGGGAGGTGATCTTGTCGTGCGGAAGCCATACGAAAGCAACCTTCGCACGTTCGATCCACGGGCGCACCGCCATCCAGATTGCACCGGAAATGCGCAGCTGCGAGGAGTCCTGCTTGACCTTGCCCGTCTTCCAATCCGCCAGCACGGCCGTCCTGCCGTCGTCGGTGGCGAGGTCGATGATCGCGCGGAACCAGGTGCTTGGCGAGTTCCACTCGGCCTTGGTCAGGTTGCGGGTCACCGCCACGCGGTTCTCCGTCAGGACCTGCCCCTTCACCTGGTCGAATTTGGAGACCAGTGGCTCCCACTTCTGCATGCCCTCTGGCAAGGGCGTCTTGTTCTTGATGCGCTGCTCGATTGCCCCATGGACCTGGTTGCCCCACTGGGCGTGGATGCCCGGCGGGTCTTTCACCTTTCGATGGACGCGCACCAATGCGTACTGCCTGGGGCACATCTCGAACTTCTCAAGAACCGAAAATGATCCTGGCGGCATCTTCATGGCTTAGGCAATTCCCCGGCTGCGATCTCGCGTCAAAATAGGCCTCCTCCGCTTGTGATGGTGAGTGGAATAACATATGCTTTGATGTATACAAGTTGACAATCTTAGCACTCCCCGTAATTAGGTGCCATACCCCCTTCACAAGACACCGGACAGCCCTCCGCCCACTTCGGGGCGGTTTTCATGATTCTCTCGACATCCGACAAGGCCTCTTTCGCCATCTCCAGCAGCGCGAGGAAGATCAATTCATCGTGAACATTCCCACGCGCCTGATGGCCCAGATCATCCAGCTGCACGGCCTGCCAGCCGATGATGTCACGCGCCATTGCCTGGATGATGTTTTCGGTGAGCTTCGCGCCGTAAAGGTATTTGCGCTTTCGCTTTTCCCGGTCGAGGTAGGACGCCACACGGCGTGGCTTTCCTGTCTTCGGATCCTTCTCGATCGTGAACTTCAGGTCGTCGTACCGCAGCACGTTGCCGCTTGGCAGGATGAGGCAGTTAGGCCCCGTGCGTATGACTGCTCCCTCGCCAAACTCGAACTCAGCTCCCTGAACCATGGCCTCGATCGCCTGGGTGCAGATGCCCCAGCCATCAGCGATCTTGTCGTTCGTTTTCCGATAGATGGAAACGAGGCGCCCGCATTCCTCGATCTCGAGGTGCGCGCTGATCCCGCCGACGGGCTTTTTCAATGTGGCCTGGAGCTTGTCCTTGCCCATGCCGAACCCCAGGCCCAGGACGCAGCCCTTGCCGACGAAGCGCTCGGTGATGTCTTTCTTCGTGATCGTCCTGCCATACGCCGTCGTACCGAACGCGCAATACGGGTCGCCCCCCGTGGCGAACAGCTGCACGAGGTCGTCCTGGCCCCAGAACCACGCATTGACGCGCGCTTCGATCTGCGAGGAGTCCGCGGCAATGACAACGTAGCCCTCGGGCGCCTCGATGGCATCCCGCAGGGCCTCCCGGTCGCCATTGGCTGCGTCGCGGTGCTTGGTCAGGTTCTGCAGGTTCCAGCCCCAGTCGCCCGACCAGCGGTTCGTATGCGCGCCGGCGTAGCGCAACGGGAAGGGCAGGGTGCCACGGCGCCCCACGTTGATGAAGGTCTGCATCCGTGTCTCTCGGATGGTGGACTTCACCTGCAGGCGCTGCTCGGCCGCGGTGACGACGAGCGGGTCGTCGTGCTCCAGGAGCTCGAGCATCCCTTCGTCCGTCTTGGCAAAGGCGAAGGTGGTCTTCTCGGGGTTCGATGGGGAGGGCTTCAGGGGCGGCTCGACGCCGCGGGAGACGAGGAACTGGGCGAACTTGGGGCCGGAGGACAGGACCTTGCGCGAGGCTTCGATCGCCTCGTCCTCCTGGAGGACCCCGAACTCGGGGATCATGATGCGGGCAAGCTCCAGCATCTCCGCACGGCGGCGGGTCTGAAGCTGCGATAGGGCGTTCTCAAGCAGTGGGACGTTGACCCGGAACCGTGGCTGCACAGCCATGCGCAGCGTGAGGTCGATGATCCGCATCTCAGTCCAGGTGAACTTCGGCAGGAAGATCTTCAGTAGCTTCCCGCACAGCACGCTGTCGTTCACGCAGTAGCCGCCGTATGCCGCGAGCTCCGCGGGGGTGAAGTCAGCGTGCCGCTTGCCGTTGGCATTGACGATCTCCGTACCCTTCACACCGATGCCGTAGTGGTCAGCCAGTTTCTTGAGGCTACCGCCTACATTGACGCCGTGAAGCGGGCGGGCCATGGAGAACGTGTCGCCATACATGGCCGGATGCACGTCGCAGACGTTCTCGGCGATGAACCCGTCGAACTGGGTGTTGTGCGAGGTCCACAGCTTGTCCGACCAGTCGATCGACTGGAGGTACTCGATGGCGCGTTGGTGCCCGTCGACCCAGACGCGGTCCCTGCCCCTGACGACGGATACGCCGATGATCTCGAAGCGTTCGTCCCGGACGTATTCCTCCACCGTCATCTTCGACAGGGAGTAGTCCTTCAGGTCGTAATAGGTCTCGAAGTCGACGATTGTCGGCGTGAGACTCCCGGCTTCCTTCAAGCAGCCACCTCCGTGATGCGGCAGGATTCACGCATCAGGTTGGCCTTGCGGTTGTCGAGGGTGTTGCCGTTGATGTGGTAGACGCGTTCGGGTCTCTTGAGGTCCACGCCAAGGACGACGTGGTGGAGGGCTTCTTGACCGTTGACTCCGTGGCGTACGACATAATGGTAGGGCTTGGCGGCGTCCCCCGAATGCTTGGTCACCGTGCACCATTGGTAGGCCCGTAAGAGGTGGGCATCCTCCGCGTCGATGATGGTGATGAACTCCTTGACCTGGCCATTGCTGATGCAGCGGATGATGAACCTCTTAGCGGCAGCCATACGCACAGCTTCTCCTTTATTGGGTTTCAGAAGAATACTCCTGTCCTGTTAACTTGTAAACAGGTGGTGCCAGCGACGACGGCAGACTAAAGGCGGCCAGGGTAGGTGGTTGTCTACCCAAGCCGACTGCTTTACCGGCCCATCCGGGTGCAGCTCCTGCCGTCGCCACGGCGTTGACTTACTTCTCCTCGAGGTAGTGGATGTACGCCATGCTGTCGCACGCCCCGAAGTCAAGCCCATGGGCATCGCAAAAATGGCGGAGATCGACCAGGAGGTCGATGACAACCTCCTTGTCCTCTTTGAAGTCGATGTCTTGGCCGACCATGGCCTCGATGAGGGCCGCACCGGCGAGTCCATGCTCGCTGAGGCTCATTTGCCCACCACCAGGTCGCAGCCGAACTGGACGAGCCCCTTGCGGTCCTTGGGCACGTTTTCAGGGTTGTCGACGAAAATCTCATGTCCGTGGGTCCACCCCTTACGCTTGGCGGCCTTGTCGGCGGCTTCACGGTCAGGCGCGGCAACCCACTTCACCTCGCCAGTTGGGCCGTTCTCGTAATACTCGAAGACTCTCATTTGGTTGTCCTATCTAGACTGTTAACCTTCAAACATGGACAGGGATTCCAGCGTCATCGCGTCCGAAAACTGGCGTTCAGCGGCAGCCTGAAATTCCTTGCCGCGCGCCTTCACCTTCGCGGCGCAGTCAGCCAGGTATTGCTGGAAATCACCGAGCGCCTTGCCCTTGAGGGATCGGATGACCTTGCGGCAGGCGTCAACGTCGATTTCGTAGGACCCTTTCCCGCTTGCCGATAGCGGCTCGATGTCGAACGACCAGCGAAAGCGCAGCCCCTTTTCGGTGCCGCTGAACCATACGCTAGTGGCCATGTCCATCCTGTGCGTTCCTTCGGGCTGGCACTTGTCCGCGATGTGCCACGGGACATCCTTGCCGTGAAGAAAGATGTCGGTTTGCCCGAGCTTCTTCAAGGCGGCGACGTTCTTGATTGCTTTCTCGTAGGTTAGTTCAGCCATTCTTTTCTCCCGTTGCGTTCACAGTTCTCTCCGTCTTGCCCACGCTGGCAGCCGCGATTGAGTCGCTCGCCGTACCGCTATCTGAAGCAAGCAATTCACGCAGCGCGGCGTGGAAGTTCTTGCGACTGCGCTCGGAGAGTGCTTTGTCCAGTTTCATACTGGCGTCATGCGCGGCCTGCCAGTCGGCGTTGTTGTCCATCGTGGGCAGTGTTGCGGATCGCTCCAAGCGGTCCCGCAGCTCATCCCGCTGGGCCTTCACGCAGTCCGGCCGTTTGCAGTAGTACGAGCAAGAGTGAACGTCGCTCGTCGTGTCCCCTTCTGGGGACCGCGCCGCAGCTTCTAGCTCCGCCACGATCTGCTCCGCTCGCCTTGCGGTCACGTCGGCAAGCTCGCGCTCAAGCTGGTCCGCATCATTGCGGATGTGCTGTACCTCAGCCATCACGGGGTCGCGCGCAATGCGTCCACTGTCGTCCTCGTGCAGCCGCACAATTGTTGCGAGTGCCGCGACTATCCGGTGGTACGGGGTCCTCGGCGTGGCAGCGTCGTGGGAGACGGGCGCAGGGATTGGACCGACGCCAAGCCCGATAGAGGCGGCTTTCCCCATGTTCCGGGCCGCTTCATCTATCTGCTCGCGCGAGTTCTCGACGATCCGATCCATCGCTTTTTCGGCACTGGCACCGATGGCAGATTGGGACAAGTCCATGAACGCCTTCAGGACAGGTTCCAGCCACTGCACGGGGTCGTAGAAGCCTTTGGCGCGGCACCGCTCGATCTCATCGAGTGCTGACTGAGCCGTCGCCCTGAGTCGGCCGTACTTATCGTCGTGGCTCATTTGTGAGCCTCCGCGCGCCCGGCCGCGAACCCCGCAAGGTACGCCGCTTGAATCGCCTTTTCTCCCTCAGTGAGTGGAACGCAGTCTTGTAGCGGCACTTTGAACTTGCGCGAATACCACCGATAGAACCGACTTGAAATACTCCCCGGAATCACTCGAATCTTGTACCGCCGCCCAAAACGGTAGCCGGCCAGTGTCACTGTCCTTTTCATTTGTCCTCCGCAGGTTCGTGGTTCGCTGCCAGCGGATTGAACAAGCAGTACGGGCAGCGGTTGAGGTTTGTACCGCTCGGCCGGTTGAACGAAAAGCTGCCATGACAGCGCGGGCAACTCTCAAAATCATCGGGCCATTTCCCCATCGGCGTCGTGTCCCGTCTCTCCGACCGTGACGACGATTTCGCCATGTGCCACGCTTGCAAGGCGACTGCGGCATAGCGTGCATGGCGCTCCCGATCTTCGAAGGAGATCGGTATGTCGTTCTCCAGCGAGAGCGCGACATCACGCAGCCACTCAAAAGCTGCGCTGCGTTCCTGCTCGGTAGCCTGGATCGGATCTTCGCCGTTCTTATCGGACGGTTCAGGCAGGCTCATAGGTCGCCTCGAAGATGTCTGGTTTGCACGGATACCGCTCGCCCTTGACTCCGGTGATGATCCAGTCGCCGGGGCAAACGCGATGCCCTTGCTCCAGCGTGTCAATCCAGCCGTGCTCGCTGTGGGGGCGACCGCACTGCTCGCAAGGCGAATCGCTCGGAACGCCTGGATGGTTGTAGTAGCGAACCACCAGCCCCTCGCAGGACGGAATTGCCGGTGCCATGCGGTCGCTGTTGTCCTCCGGGTGGTCGCCATTGCGGCGCCAGATGGACGCTTCGATCACTACGGGCTTCTTCCTGAATTTCATGCTTTCTCCTTTGCAAGATGTCGGTTCGCTGCCAGTGCAGCGGTGATCGCTTCTCTGGCTTTCGGCTTGCTCCAGAACGCGGCTACCTCGCCCCATCCGAACCCGCCGCGCTCACCGACGCGCTCCAGCTTTTGGCCTTTGCCGAATAGCGCCGCGTATCCCTGCCAGATCGCTTCCGCCAGTTCCAACGGGATCGGCGGTCCGTCCATCATCGGGAAGTTTGGCCGTCTCTCCGACCGTGACGACGTTCGCGCATCGGCTGCGCGACGGATCGACTCCATCTGCTCGCGGACCCATCGCTTCGCGCTTACCGCGTGATCCTCGAACGCGATTTCACACTGAGCCTGAAACTGCTCGATGAGGTCGGCGGCGTCGTCATACTCACGCTCGGTCAATCCTTCGCAGTTGCGCGATTTGTTGCTCATGGTTTCTCCGTGCGAGTGGAAGAACGGCGGCCTTCTCGAAACCCGGCTCGGTATGCCGCCAGAAGCTGCTGCTCTCCATCCGTCGGTGGCGACACCTTACGCAGCGGCACCTTGTACCTCCTCGTGTACCACGCATAAAACCGGCTTATCGTGCTTCCCGGCGACAGCACAACACGGTATGTCTCTCCGAAGTGCCAGCCTTTAAGGACGGTTCTGTTTTTCATTTGTCCGCCTTCCCGCTATCTGAAGCAAGGCGTTCAAGCAGGTCGTTCTCCGCGAGCAATTGCATCATGCGCAGCACCTTCTCAATCGCTTCCTTGGCGGCTTGCTGTTGGCCTACCGCTGCTCTCCTGTGCCCGCCGTCGCCATTGAGGATGGCGAGCAGTTCATTAACTTGATCGAGTGAAGTCGCTGCTGTTGCGGAGCGCGTGAGGGTTTCGCCTACCTCGATCCCAATCGCAAAGGCCGACAGTTCGCGGTCTGTTGGCGTGACGCCCGGCAGCTTCTTTTCCCAGGCCTCTGCTAACTGAGCGTTGGTCAGCCCGCCTTGGAACCTACGCACTTCGGCAGATAGGGCGGAGGGCAGCGGCCCGACGCCGACCCCGATAACAGCGGCCTTCGCCATATTTCGCGCGGCTTCTTCGATCTGAGGCGCTGATGCCTCAACGATCTTGCTCATTGCCTTCTCCGAGAGCGTGACGAACGGCATCACGGACAGGTCAATGCAGCCGAGGCTTGTTTCTCTCTTGAACGTCTCGCTCTTTTCGGTCCAGCACACCGGGAACGAGCAGGCGTACCGGCCGCCCGGCTTGACCTCCCATGTGTAGCTCTCGCTCACCAGTCCGCACGCAGCCTTGTGGACGACCCTAGCGAGCGTTTCGTGATCGCATGCTCCTTCGCGCCACGGCGCTGCGATCAGGTCAAGGTCACGCTGGAGAGACCCGTGAACTCCGATGGCGTAACCATACTCGCGGGCCGCTGCGCTGATCGTCGGGATGATGCGACGGTAGAACGCTTCGAGTTCGGTCTTGTCGTGAATTCGCTCCCACCTGAAATCCGGGTCGGATCGAATTTCGCCGTATGTGGCAGTGTGTGAGGATTGGTCGGTCATGCCGCAGCCTTTTGCGCGTTTTCGCTCTCAATCTTGGCGTCGATGGCCTGGCGCAGCCAATCAACGCTCGCAGCGTGGATATATTCGCTTTGAATGCTCACGCCCCGACCGCGAAGCCGGTGCAATTGGGCAATCAGGCGTTCCGTTTCGGCCTTGATGCACATGCCGTCCAGCATGGGGCGAATTTCTTTGTACTCGACCGGCCGCGTTTTCTGCGCTTCCAGCCAATTGAACAGCCGCCCAGCCACGAATCGGATCACACCGTAGATCGACCCGATGATGCAGACCTTGTAGGCAAAGAATCCGACCAGCACCCACATCGCCATCGCGGGAAGGTGAGACACCATTTCGATCAAGAGCTTCAGTTCTTCCATGTCATTTCTCCTTGTGAATGCTGTAGCTGTCTGTGCGGCATTTGAGGCACGACGTCACCTTTCCGCTATGAAGGTCTGGCGCGCGCACCTTGAGCCCACTGAAACCGCAGACGCAGCCGCATCGCCACGTCTCTCCGCTGCGCTTTGACTCGACGCGCTTCAACGCGGTGAGCTTCCCGAAGCGGTCGCCGTGTTCGATGATTCTCTGCCCGGCGCTTGCGATCACGACGTTCTCCGGTGGGAGGCCCAATCGAAAGTGATGACGCGCCCGCCGTTCTTCAGGACGTAGCCGTGGTCTTTGTCTATCTGGCGCACGGTGTAGGTTTTGTCCTCGTCGCTCATGCCACCGCCCCTACAGCTGTCGAGCCGTACTCCAGGGCTTTGCCAAGGCTGCCGCGGGCGAGGTTGACCGCCGCCTTCATCGCGCAATACAGCCGCTCGGCCCGCACGCGGTCGTCCTTGTCGAAGTCAGCCACCCACTCGACCCCTCCCACGGACAGGTGCCAGTAGACGGAGTAGCACCAGCGGTGGGCTATGCCTTCGTTCACCGCCGCGTCGGCCTCGCGTTGGAACTGCTCACTGTCGCCGCCCAGGGCCTCGTACTCATTGCCGTCCCCGTGGTCGATGACGAGGCAGACCTGGATCTCCACGTCGTCATAGACCGCCCCGTCGATCTTGGTGTGGGGCTCCTCGTCCGGCAGCTTCAATTGCAACTGCTGTGGTTCCGCCATTTCGAACATCACACCCCCTTCAGTAACGTAGTTTACACGTAAGCAACCGTCCTAGTAAAACAGCTTCTGAATCTCCTCCACGATCAGCGCGCACTGATCTTTAGCGAAGCGGGGGTCCTCCACGCCCTGCTTGGCGTGCTTGTTGATGACCCCGAGGGCCGTCCAGTACCGCTCGTTTTGCTTCGCCAAGCCGTCGCGCTGGGCCTTGATGCAGGCGGGGCGCTGGCATTGATATGAGCAGCTGTGGATGCTGTCGACGCTATCGGTCATGGTCAGTACGTCGCCAGGGTGGGCTTCACACCGAACGCTTCCCGGGCCTTCTCGTAGATGTCGTCGATGGACACGGACACCCGCTCCCCCTTGTGGTTGATGGCCTCCGGGCCGTAGAACGTGCGGTACTCGGCGATGTCGAAGCGCTTGATGTCCGAGAACGTAGATGGGTCACCACCCACGTCGACGGTATAGTCGAAAACGTCGCCTGTCGTGAGGTCGAACCGTGCCGTTCCGTGGCTGCTAACGACCGTGCCGATATGACTGCTGTTCATGCTTCCCTCCTGAAGGTGTAAGACGCGCCAGCTGCCCGATCGCAAAGCATTTGACTCCGCCCGGGTTGAGGTGGCTGCCTAAGCGCCCGCGTTTGACGCGGACCGGTTGCTTCCCGCACCAGGCGCAGCGGGCCCACTGAGACTTATTTCCCTTACCCGGCATACCGTTCTCCGTTGTCGTCGTCCCGGTTCATCGCCTGCGCCATGTCGAGCGCGGCCTCGAGCTCCAGGACCTTGGCGCGCATTTCGTCCACCTCAGCCAAAAGCTCATCGTTCATTTGCACAACCTCGTCGTACTCGGTATAGGTGGCGAGCATGTCTTCGGCCAGCTGGCGAAGCACCTCGACGATCCGTCTGTCTTTCGCCCCGTTGACCCACTTGCGAAGCTGCTTGTCGGACAGTTTGTCGATCTGATACGCCGAGACTTCGCCCGAGGCAGGCAGAGTGCCGCTGACCAGGACAAGCCGCGGCGTGACGTCTTTCTCCTCGGGCTTGTCATCTTTCGCAGCTTCACCGTACCTCGGGTAGCCGTAACCGCCGTAGCCATACCCCCAGTCGTCATCGTCACCCCAGCCGCGGCCCTGCCAGCCGCCGTAGTATGAGTAGCCCTTGTCGCCAGGCTCGCGCTTCGTGATGAGGAAGCGGCACGCCGCGCCGTTGTCGATCATCTTCAGGCGCAGCCACTTGACGTACTCGACATCCAGCGTCTCGTCGCCGCCATGCTCGTTGTAGTAGCCGACCGAGACGTTCGTGCACTCGGGGATCAGGTCGACGTAGCTGGCGGTGTCGGTGAAGCTGCCGGTCGTGTCTTTCTTCAGCTCGTAGACGTCATCCGAGAGCATCTTCGAGAGCTCGTCGGCGAACTCATCCGAGCAGCATTTGCCCACCATCTGGCGGGTGATGATGCTGCAATCCTTGCGCCGGTCGAACGCGATCGCCCGCTTGAACTGCTTCAGCCACTCGGCATGGTGCTTGGCCATGCCACGGGAACCGATGCCGCCGCACTCCTCGCCGCGGTGGAACACGTAGGTGCCCGGCACGCCTGCGTCGAACATCTCCAGGAGTAGCCAGACGCCGGCGCCGTTGTCCGCGCCAAGGCACTCCTTGTCCTCCTTGAAGACGGCATCAAGCTGCGGGTCGTAGACGATGTTCTGCAGCTTCTCGTCGCCGGTGCCGTGGACCGTGTCGATGTGGCAAGACCACAGCGTGCCGGAGGGGTTCGACTCGTCGGGCTCGTGCGTCAGGACGTAAGCCAGATCCTCGCCCTTGTCGTCGATGAAGACCGCCGGCTGGTACTGGTGGAGAAAGACGTCGTAGAAGAACTCCTCGCCGACGGAGCCGTGCTTGCGGCGCACGGAGAGGATCCGCAAGAGGCGCTTGATGTGCTCCGGCGCCTGCTCGTACGGCGTCAGCGGCTCGTCGTTTGCTGCGATACGTTCCTCCGGCTCGGCTCTCTGTGTCATGCGGCCTCCTTGACCTGCACGGTTTCGGCCAGCTGCTCGACCAGGTCGTCCCACGGGATCGCGTTCCCGCCGATAAAGAGGTTCACGAAGTCCCCGTATTTGCGCGCGGGCTCGTAGCCGAACTCCCCGGGCTTACCTCTGTGCGTTGACAGGTAAACAGGCAGACTCGGCAACGCGTGGGTGAACGGCACGATCCGCAGCTTCAGCTCCTCGTTCATGATGTCGAAATACTCCTCGACCGAATACCGCCCGGCCTGCTTGACGAAGTCATCCGGCAGGAACCACTTGGTGATGGTCTTCAGCTGGACACGGACAAGCTCCTTGGCAAGGTACCACTCGCCATCCAGCCGCTCGCAAGCTTCCTCGAGGGCCCACTCGCCGTCGTGCGTCTTGACCGCGTTTTCTTCCGGAATCGGCTCGTCGTCCACATCGTAGACGACCTCGCCCGCGTCGTAATACTCGCCGTAGCACTCCACCCAGACGACGCAGTCTCGCAGGCGCAGGCTACCGTTGTGGTCCCAGACCAGCGATTCCCTGTACTGGATGTGGCTCTCGATGTACCAGCTGTCGTTGTCGTCGCAATGCTCGGCGTGGCGGGTGCGAACGAGGTCCTCATTGTCGTGGCGATCAATCGCCCAGGTCCAATCCTCGTCGTTGCAATCCTCGCAGACCCATTGCTCCTCGTAGTCGGAGTAGGTGAGGTCGTCACGATGGAACCGTCCATCGCAGCAGCCGCACTGCTCCTCGTCACGGTCATCATCGCTGACTGGCTGCGCCCCTTCCGCCTTCATGTACCGGTCCGTGTAGACCGTCATGTCGCGCTGGCTGATGTACCCGCAGGCCATGCCGGGGCAAGCGTGGCCCGAGTCCACGACCTCCAGCTTGTCACCATGGTCGACCATCGTGCCGTGGTCGAGGTAAGGGACGATGATGTTGGCCGAGTTCCCAGGGAACGGGCGCTTCGAGAGGATCGCGCCGACCAGCCACGAGCGGTTGTTGGAGTAGCCGAGGCCCGCAAGCGCTTGTGCGAGGCGCTCGTCGCCGTAGCAGCGCACGTAACCCTTCGTGCCATCGGGGCGCTCGGAAACAACGGAGCGGGCATAGACCTCGAAGTCGTCGTTGTCGCCCGCCGGGTCCCACGGGCGGTTGGCGAGGTACGCAAGCTTCACGTGCGTCTCGGGGTGGCAGTAGGAGCGCACCGGGTGGTGCTCGCCATGCAGACCCTCGTGGATGTGTCGCCCGTTCGGATGGTTGTACATCATGCAGGAGGTGAACCCGTGCGCGTGCTCGTACACGGCCTCCCACCCATCCGGCGTATTGCCGTCGATGAAGTACACCTTCGGCGGCGTGCGCTTGGCGATGTAAAGCTCGACGATCTTCTTGATGTCCGTCTCGTTGAACACGCCCTTGGGGGCGTACTTGGCGAGGAACCGGCCCGGCTTCATCTTCGTGTACCGGCCGGCGATGAACTTCTCCCAGCTCTCGCAGAAGGCGACTTGCAGCTTGTCCTCCTCCGAGTCGCGCAGGGTGAACCTCACAGCGCTGAACTTGGCCTCGTCCGCAGGGATGTAGGACGTGAGCTCGTGGCCCTCCCAGGGGGTCGTGCGGAGGGTGTTGTCGTATCTGTCGAGCAGCCCCTCGGGCAGGGGGAGCCTGGCGCGGATGGCTCGGCGGACGCCCCTCAATATCCAGCCGTAGTTTTTCTCGCGCAGCGCCGTCGCAATCCGGTAACCCTGAACCTTGAAGTTGCTCTGGTGGTACTTCCAGTCGGAGTCCGCGGCGAGACGCCTCTTGGGCGAGGGCATGCGCCTCTGCGGAAGGCCGATGCGGCTACGCTCGTACCTCGCAAGCGCCCTGGGCAGGCGGTAGGCGACGGAGTTGACAAGCGACGTGCGCCAGCGAGACTTGATGCGGTAAAGTCCGTCTTTTTCGGCCACCACCGCCTTGTCCAAGGGCGACGGGGCGACCGGGACCGAACAGTAGTCGAGGATCTCGTCGTATGAAATGGACCGGCGTCCCCACGGGATCGAGGTGTCGTTGTTGTCGTTCATGTCGACGTCGCCGCGGGGATAGAACGACCCGGCGAGCCCAGTGACCCTGTACAAGTCCATGAAGAACTGGACAGGGCGCGCGTGATTGTGCAGCGCGTTGCGACGGTAGGTCTCGAGGATGTACATCCGAACCGAAAGCCAGTAGCGGATGTCGGGGAACGGCATGCCGTTCGCGTTGGTCCCGCCCGATGAGTGGACCCGGTACTCGTAGGTCTCGCCGCCGAGCTCGAATGCGAAAGAGTCTGCTGCTGGCACTGCTCACCTCCTTGATGGGCTAAGAGGGAAAAAACGGCCCCCGTACTGGCGGGCCGTTGGGGAAACCCCGGTTACGCCGCGTCCTTCAGGCGCACGAAGCGCTCGACCGAGCGCACCGTGTAGTCGTTGCCGTAGTCGGCTTCGAACTGGCCCTGGGCATCCGCCGGCGAGGTCGCGTTGCTGACCTTGAAGATCTGGTCGCGGTTAACGTCGTCCTTGGTGAGGGAACGACCGCGGGCGGTGACGAGGAACGCGTTTTTGATGACGGCACGACGCTGTTGAGTGACAGCCATTTGGCCTTTTCCTTTTCTGAGTTGTTGAGGTGTAAACAGCAGGTACTGCGGTACTACATGCGCTTTGTGGTTGCCTCCTTTCTCGGAACTTCGATCGGCACGCAGGCCACGATGGTGTTGCCCATCACAAACCCCGTGCCGTTAGCGCACGCGGCAATCGCCGCCGCGTATCGCTCTGAAAGCTGCGTCGCGTCGTAGAGGCACGCCGAGAGCAGGAAGATAAGCGCAGCCAGGGTGTAGTTCTTCACCGCACCACCAACTGGAGCTCACGCTGCCCGGGCAACTGGTCCCGCGCAGCTATGACTGCTGACCTCAGCCCGCGCCACTTCGAGGCCAGGGTCTGCTTCGACGCCCTGTCGTACGTGCGCACAATCCACCGCCGACGGTGCTGGCAGAAGTAGATGTGCGGCTTCCTCGTCGGCGGGACCTGACGCAGGCGTGAGGTGGGCATGGCTAGTTGTAGTGCACCTTGTAAGGCCGATCGACTTCGCCGCTGCAGTGCACGTTGATGCGGCAGTCGGGGAACTCCTTGGCCAGGGCTTGGAGCCAATACTCGGGGTGGGACCATGCCGTGTCGAACTCGACGTCGATCATGTAGGCATCGCCGCCCGTGCTGTTGGGCTTGGGCGCTTCGTGGACAGTGCACTCGTACGCGTTCCACTTGGTGCCCCAGTTGACGCAGGCCCAGTCGTACCAGCTTGCGGTGCCGTACTTCCTCGTCAGCTCGGCAATCTCCTCAGCACCCAGGCCGACGGGCCCTGCCTCGGTATCCCGCCAAAGCTCGTAGCGCTTGCCGTCGATGGTCGTCATGCCCGAGCTGACCCCCTTGAGTTCAGCCGGCATGGGTACCAGCAGCTCGAAGTCGATGCACCGCTCGCTGTCGAGGATCTTGGTCACCATCCGGCGCAGCGATTCCTCCGGGCCGTCGATCGTCAGGTGATTCCTTACGTGGTTGGGCATTACGCCTCCTTTCTATATCCATCGAACCATCCGGGACCGTGCGTGTCGTCCCGGCTGCACCACTCCTGCGCTTCCTCCAGCGTCATGCCGGTGGCGATCACCTCCTGTCCTGCGTTGAAGTGGAAGCGGATGATTTGGTAGGTGTCGTCGCTCACAACAACTCCTCCGGTATCTCAACCTCATCGCCCAGCTTGGACGCCACGTAGCAGCGCATGGCGGCGATGAGGGGGGTGGGGCCGAGCGCCGCTTCTGTGTCTCCCGTATCCCCGAGCCACACCAACCCGCGCCAGTTCACGTCGGCGTGGTTGTAGTCGAGGTTGATCCTATCCCGCTCGATGATCGGGCCGCAGTTCATCCAGCTCACACCGAACGTGCGCTTGGTGTCGATCCACACGACACCGCCGAAAATCTTGGCGTCATACCCCTCGCACTTCGCCACCGCCCAGTCGAGGGCGGGGCCGGTCAGCTCGCTCACCTTGACGCGCCTCATGACTGCTGAGCTCACAGCTCCACCCTCCTCTCCACCACGCAGATGTAGAGGTCCTTCCTGTTCAGCTTCACCACCCCGCCCACGTCGTGGCACGCCTGCTCGAACTTGGGGCTCGGTGCTAGGAGCGCGGCGATGATGGCTGCCACGAGCGCGAGGAAAAGGAAGACTACGACGCCCTTTGCCAGGTCTTTCACCGGTTCCCCGCCGGCACTGTGCGATACGGGCCACTGGGGATGTACTTCGACTCCACGAAGTCGATGTGCTCCTTCAGGTCGTGGGTCACCCCGTTGCGCCGCACGAAGCGCTGGTGCCCGCGGTAACGGATCTGGGTGAGGGTCTTGGGGATGAGGATCTGGGGCTGACCGTTGACTGCGGGGCGACGGCTCTGGCCCGTGATGATGTTCGGCATTGCGTTCTCCTTGTTGAGGTGTAAGCAGGTACTACCAGCTGGCGCGGTAGTAAACGTGGCGCCAGTCGCTGTCGCCCGTGGAATGCTGGCCCTCGCGTTTCAGCCAGGAGAGGGCACGCCGGAAAACTTCGAGGTCAGCCTGGCGCTCCTCATCCGTGTTGCCGCTGGCGCCGAAGAAGAACCCCGTGGTGTGGGGCAGCGGCGCACCGGACTCGAGGTGGCCGATGATCTGCTCCAGCTGCTCCTTGTCGAGGTGGATATCCTGGCACTCGTCCACCCCGTCGGCGAACGTCTGCACGATGTAGCCGTGCAGGTTGGGGTGCTTGCGCCAGTAGCCCAGCTCGAGCTCGATCATGCTCACCTTGAAGTCGTCCTCCATGCGTGGCGATCGGAACGGCATCTTGCTGCCGCGCAGGTACATATCGAGGCCCATCTCTTTCTCCTTGTGTTGAGGTGCAAGCAGGTGTTGGCGTCCCGAGCGGGATTCGAACCCGCGTCGCTGCCGTGAAAGGGCAGTGTCCTAACCGCTAGACGACCGGGACTGGGTTAGGGGTAAGCAGCTAGATCGCGTCGGGGTCGGGCACCACGCCACCGGCAGAGTTGGGCAGCGTGAGCGACTCATCCTCGGGGTGCCAGGGCGTGTCCGCGGCTATGACTGCTGCCCTCGCTGCCCGCAGCGCCACATCGAGCTCGCTCGTGCTGCTGCTGGCGAGGGCGTTTACCAGGTTCGTCAAGGCATACAGCGTCTTCGGCGCCGCTGCGATCGCCGCTATCCGATGCCGCACGTCCGGGTCACAGCGCTCGCCACGCCCATTCATCCGGTACACCATCCGTGCCCAGCTTCTGTGCCCGTTCGCGCTCAGGCCCACCCATGGCGCGCGTTCGTCCTCCGGGACACTGGGGTCATGCTCGATGTCGAAGTCTTCCTCGATGTACCAACCCTCCAGGGCGATGCGGGGCAGGTGGAGGGGGCCGGGGGTGGGGTCTGGCGTGGCACTCCAGTCGGCGTGGTACCAGGGCCCGTTGGGTATGGGTTGTGGTATCGCACTCCCGCTGGCCTGGCCTGTGATGGTGGCGTCGGGCACTACGCCCGTTTGCGACATGCTCGCGGCGTACGCCTCACGATCGGCTTGGCACCCGTTGCAGTCGCACATGTTCCTCGCCGGCTCGAGGGTGGAAATAAGTGTGGGGAAGTCCCAGGTGGGGGTGGTCCACGTCTCGCGCAGGGTTTCGCGGAACCCTAGGATCTGGGCGTTCGGCATCATCTCCAGGAGGATCGGCAGGTTGTGCGTTGCCGTGGTCTCGTAGCGCTGTCCGTTCGGCAGCTGCACGAGCCAGAAGTAGCCGGTGTCGGTGCGGGGCTGGGCGGGGGTCATGGCTGCTGCGTACGGCTCGCTCACCCAGCCGCTAGGTGCGTCGTCGGGGATCGGGACCAGGTCTTCGGCATAGCAGCGCACGCGGGCCACCTCGTCGGCGGTATAGGCCTCATGCGTGTTGTAGTAGAGTCGGTCGGGGCCTACAGCGTTGTCGGGGGTGTAGCGGGCCTGCCAACGCGAGGTGAAGTTCTCGGGGTGGGGGCCTTGGGGAAAGGCGGGCATCAGGCGTCTCCTTCGATCGGTTTCACTTCGCAAAACCCCACGCGGCGGCCGTCGTACAAGTAGCCAGCGGGGTACCAGCCATCGCGAGGCACGTCGCTCAGGACGATCAGGTACTTGTTGGAGTAGAACGTGTCCCCGAGCAGGCAGGCCTCGACCATCCAGTTGTGGATGTGGTGGCCGCTCTTGGACCCCATGGCGCCGACGTCGGGCAGGACGAACTCCACCGGGTTGCGGATCATGAGCGTCCGGGTGGGCGTTTTGACGGTGCCGGAGCTTTCGTTCACCAGCCGCGCCAGGTTGGTGCCGTGCATGTCCAGGATGAATTCGCCGGGGTTCATGTCAGCCTTTCGGTAGCAGCCAGACGAACGGACGGCGGGCGAGGATCGCCTCGCCAAGAGCCAGCGCCATCTGGGATTGGGGGGTGGGCTTCATGAGAACCGTTCTCACTAGCCCAGGAACCAGATCACTTCCGCGCTCGCGCCGACCGGGAAGCGGACCATCTTGGTCACGAACGTGTTGCCGACCAGAGGGGCCCAAGCCTCCTCCAGCCACCGAATCATTTCGCCAACGGACCACATGTGGCCTCCTTGGGTTTGTTGGGGGTCCGCTTCCGAGGCTTGCGTTCCTGCCACGGGTACGGATTGCGCTTGGACCCCGGCCTACCGGGGCGATGCTGGTACTTCGGTGGTGCGGGCGATCGAGGCATGGGATGCGGTGCTTTCGTGTAAGCAGGTGCAATGGTAGGGATACTTGGCCTACCTGTAAACACCTACTAGCCCAGTTTCGCAAGTCAAAAGCCCACTCACTAGCCCAAGCTGGGATAGTATAAAACGTCGTGGATTCATGGGCTTGCGACTCACTAGGCTCACTATCCCAGATTTTTTCGCATCCCTTTCGATCCACGAGCGAGCAATCGAAAGTTGGGCTAGTGAGTTGGGCTACTAAGTCAGCCTCGTACGCGGGGATGAGTTTTTCCTGGGGAAGTGAGATAGTGACAACCCACCCCACCCCACCCCTTATATCTATCTTATTGAAAAGATAGATATATATATGGTCATTCTTTGTCCGGGATACTAGCCCAACTCACTAGCCCAGGTACTAGCCCAAAAAAAGTTGGGCTAGTGAGACCATTTTCATCGCCCTGGAGGTGTATACCCCGGCGTCAGGTGGGGAAGTGACAGCGGCCGCGCCACTTTGGGCTGCGCCTGCCGCCAAAACCCCCGCGTGTCGCCATTGCGCTGGTACCACAGCGGCTTGTCCACGCGGGGGGCGAGGGTACTGCTCGCCTGCCGGAGACCCGGCAGGACTTGGGCCGTGGTTCGCGCCACGGGTTAGGCGGCCGGGACTTCGACTTCGACCTTGACCACGTCGCCGGCCTCGAACGCCGCGCGGGCACGGGCCGCGGCCTTGAGGTTGTACGTGGCGAGCGCCTTCTGGAGCTCCTCGGCGAGCTCGGCGTTCTCGACCTTGTGGTGCTCGGCATCCTCGGCGTGCTTCTTCTGGGCCTTCTCGAGCGACTTGAGCAGCCCCTCGACCTTGACCTTGAGGTCGAACGTGGATGAGAGCTGGTTCGTGTCCTTGCCGTATTCGTACCACTTCACGGCATCCACTGTGGCGTAGTCGAACGCCATCTCCTTGCGCTTGGTCTTGTTGAGCTCGAACACGCCCTTCGCCGGCACGAACCGCAGGCAGCCCATGCCCTCGAAGTAATCGACGAGCGCCTGGCGATCGACCGACTTGCCGCAGGCGATGAGCAGCGAATTGGCCGCCGTCACGTCGCCGTGCTCGTGCGCGTGGCCGATGATGCTGACGGCGGCAGTCTGGATCTGGTCGCGCAGCTTGACCGAGGCAGTACCGATGGCCTTGATGAGGCCGAGCAGCTTTTTCTGTTCCAGCACTTTCATGATTTTCTCCTTCCGAGACAGCGCACGCGGGATTGCATACGCTCTCAGGGAAAGGATCATGTTTTGTACCGGTGCCTCAGATCATCCTACCGGCCGCGGGTATCAAGGCCGCGGAGCTGTATGAGTCTAGGGGGCCGTATGCCGCTTCCCTGACAGTGAACGTGCTAGTGCACGCGGTGGCATTCCTGCGGGCCCGATGAAACGCCCCTTTGGGCGGGTATCCGCATCACGCTGTCGTTATCGCCCCCCGTCGCGCGCGTTCCGTAATCGCGCAGGCACTCCCCTCGCGTGAGCGAGAGCTGGCCGACTTTTTCTCCGCGAAGCTCGCCACGTGCACATCGCGCACGAGGTCCACCAAGGGCATTGTTCGGGTCAACGGTAGAGCAAGGCTTGAACAGCGCACCGCTACTTCGCTGCAAGACTCCCGGCCCTACACCATCGGCAAGGCGTCAAGGGCACGGGGTGGGGGAGGGGGTGGGGTGGGGTGGGGTGGACCAAGCGCCTGGGGGCCCCTACCCCCCTTACCTCTTTCGCGTAACCCAAGGTCCACTTTTCGAGCCTGTTAACTCCGATACACCCGTACGCAATTCGCGAATTTCGAATGTGTTGACGCGTAAACACAAAATGTGCTAAATCCCCGCCATGCTCCCCGTCCCCTCCAACACCGAAGCCGCCGCATCTCTCGAGCGCGCGAGGAACAAGGCCGCCGTCCACCTGGAGCTCCTCGCGGAGAAGCTGACGGAAAAGTCCCTGGACCCCGCGGCGACCGTGAAGACGATGCTCGACGCGGCGGAGTTCAACTACAAGCTCTCAGGCCTTGCTGGCAAGCAGGCGCCGGCGCCCACCGGTGGCGGCATGAAGGTGACGTTCAACTTCAACGCGGCGCGTCCCAGCGGCCGCACGTTCGACATGACGGTGGAGGCGGAGCCTGACGTCCTGGGCAACCCCCCGCCGCTGGTTTCCCTTATCCCCGTGACCAACGACCTTGCCTGCGACCTGGAGCCTGAATGAGGGTGTTCCCGACGACTAGCCGCTCTGGCGTCTACATGATCCGGTGCCAGTACACGAAAAAGGCCTACATCGGGTCGAGCGTGAACATCGCAGAGCGATGGCGCACACACAGGAAGGCTTTAGAACGGGGGGACCACCACTCACCGGCGCTGCAGAACGCCTGGAACAAATACGGCTCTGCTGCGTTCGAGGCGTTTGTGATCGCCGCATGCCCTCCTGAGCGGCTCCGCGATGAGGAGCAATTCTGGTTGCGGGAGCATTCGTCCCGACTGAACGGAACTAGGGACGTGACCGGTGGCCGTCGGCGCACCGGCGCCACCGTGCTGACTAGGGGTAAGCAATCAGTCGCTAGCAAGGCCCTCTGGGCGTCAAGCGAGTTCCGGGGGAAAACGGTGGCGCGGATGCGCGGGGCGAAGCGTAGGTGCCAGATCGCCATCGCCGCCGAGCACTTGGGAGTGAGCCAGCAGCTGCTTAGATACCACGTAAAACGGAATCTTATCCATGTCTGAGATTACGTTTGACCTGGTTCCTTCCGTCACGGGGTTCGTTCAGTGCGAGAAGTTCATTAGCCTGATTGTCGGCCCAGTGGGGTCGACGAAGACAACCGCTGGGATCGCAAAGATTGCGTATCACGCATCACGAATGGCCCCCTGCCGCGATGGAGTGCGTAGGTCGAGGTGCATCTGGGTTCGTAACACGCGCGAGCAGTTACGAGACACGTCGATCCCGGACTTCCAAAAATGGTACAGCCCGGGAGTCTTCGGGGAATATCTGAAGACCGAGATGAAGTTCACGCTGAAGTTCGATGACGTCGAGTGCGAGGTGCTGTTCCGTGGCCTTGATGACTCGAACGACGTGCGGCGCTTACTCTCGCTGCAGGCTTCCTTCGCTGTGTTCGAGGAGTTCCGCGAGATCAACTCCGGGATCTACGAGCAGATGCAGACCCGCGTGGGCCGCTATCCCGACGGCATGATGGTTCCCCATCGCCCCGAGTGGGGCGTGGACGACAAGGGCAATCCGATCCAGGGCTGCGTCACCGACGACGGTGAGCCGAACAAGCATGTGTGGGGGATGACCAACCCCCCGGACTACGACACGTACTGGGAGGAGCTCATCAGCAACCCGCCGGCGAACGTGCAGGTGTTCATCCAGCCTTCAGGACTCTCCCCCGAGGCCGACTGGCAGCACTTCCTCCCCACGGACTACTACGAGAACCTGGCCGAGGGGAAGTCGGAGGACTGGGTCGACGTCTACGTGCATGCGAAGTTCGGCAAGAGCCTGGCGGGCAAGCCCGTGTTCCGCTCCTTCAGCCGCGACATGCACGTCTCGAAGGTGGCGCTCACGCCGAACAAGCTCTCGGGCAACCCGCTGATCGTGGGGTTCGACTGCACTGGCGTGCACCCCGGGGCGGTGATCGGCCAGATGGGCTTTGCCGGCAGGCTTCTCGTGTTCGACGCCCTCTACGGCGACGACATGGGCCCGCTACGGTTCGTGCGCGAGCGGTTGAAGCCGATGCTCGTGAACAAGTACGGCGGGATGAACGTCGCGGTGATCCTGGACCCTGCGGCGATCGCGAGGAACGCCGACGAGCGAAGCACGATGGAGATCATCAAGGCAGAAGGCCTTGCCGTGAAGCTCGCGCGGACGAACAACCTGCAGCCGCGGATCTCGGCCGTCGAGCAGTTCCTGACGCGCATGGTGGACGGCAAGCCGGGGCTCCTGATCGACCCCGGAGCACAACTTCTAGTGTCCGCCCTGTCGGGGAAATACCGGTTCAAGATCAACACGAAAGGCGTGGTCGAGGACGAGCCGGAGAAGCTGCACCCCTGGTCGGACGTCGTGGACGCGTTCCAGTACCTGTGCCTGCATGCCGACGGCGGCCAGATGTTCGGGTCGATGCTGGGTGGCGGCCGGCGCGAAGTGAAACCAGCCCCCCGCCGGTGGGCGCTTTGAAAGTGTTGACGAGTAAACACATTACGCGGTATAAGCCGCTCAACCGCCAACCGGAGTCGCCATGCTGGGACTGAGTGCCGTTCCGCAGCCGTCCACCGCCCCTGCGCTTCCTGCGCCCGCGACTCCTGGCGGCATTTCCCCCATGGGCCAGTCGCTCGGAGGGATGCTTCGGTTCGCGAACAACGCGCAGTTGGACGCCCAGGCCCGCGCGAACGCGGAGCAGGCGAATTCCCAGCCGATCATCCAGGGGCTTGCCGCCCACGTGCAGCACTGCTGGACCACCGCGCGCCAGGCCAGGATGCTCGACGTCGACGAGCGGATGCTGCGCGCGCTGCGCCAGCGCCGCGGGGAGTACGACCCCGAGATCCTGAACGAGATCCGCCGCGGCGGCGGGTCCGAGATCTACATGATGCTCACGTCCAACAAGTGCCGCGCGGCCGCCTCATGGCTGCGGGACGTGATGATGGGCACGGGCAACGAGCGCCCCTGGAGCGCCGACCCCACACCGCTGCCAGAGTTGCCTGCCGCGATGATGCAGAGCATCGCGAAGATGGCCGCGCAAGAGGCCGCGACGTTCGAGCAGCAGACCGGGATGATCGTCGGCACCGGCGAGATGGAGCAGGTGGTCCAGCGGGTCAAGGACCGGATCGTGTCGAACGCGCAGAAGCGCGCGAAGGAAGCCTGCGAGCGCATGGAGCTGAAGATGGAGGACCAGCTCCTGGAGGGCGGGTTCTACAAGGCCCTGAATGCGTTCATCGAGGACCTGGTCACGTTCCCGGTCGCGATCATGAAGGGGCCGGTCGTGCGGAAGAAGCCCAAGCTGAAGTGGGCCGACTACGGCAATGGCTACGAGCTCGAGGTGAAGGACCAGCTGGTGCTCGAGTGGGAGCGCGTGGATCCGTTCATGGCCTACCCCTCGCCGAACGCGGTGTCGCCGCAGGACGGGTTCTTCATCGAGCGGCACCACATGACCCAGCAGGCGCTGAACGAGCTGATCGGCGTCGAGGGGTACAGCGAGGACGCGATCCGCGCGGTGCTGGATGAATACGGCCGCACGGGGCTGAAGGACTGGCTCTACATCGACTCGGCGAAGGCGCAGGCCGAGGGGCGCACGATCAGCGCGATCTTCCAGAACCCCGAGGGCACGATCGACGCGCTGCAGTTTTGGGGCAACGTCCAGGGCAAGCTCCTGGTCGAGTGGGGGATGGACCCGAAGTCGGTGCCCGACCAGCAAAAGAGCTACGCCTGCGAGGTGTGGCTGATCGGCCGGTGGGTCATCAAGGCGATGCTGAACCCGGACCCGATGGGCCGGCGCCCGTACTACAAGGCCTCCTACGAGGAGATCCCCGGGGTGTTCTGGGGCAACAGCGTGCCGGACCTGGCGCGCGACTCGCAGCTGCAGTGCAACACCGCCGCGCGGGCGATAGCGAACAACATGAACCTCGCCTCGGGCCCACAGGTGTCGGTGAACACCGAGCGGTTGCCAGCGGGCGAGGACGTCACGCAGATCTACCCCTGGAAGATCTGGCAGCACACGAGCGACCCGTACGGCGGGACGCAGAAGGCGGTGGACTTCTTCATGCCAGGCTCGATCGCCAACGAGCTCATGCAGATCTTCATCTTCTTTTCGAACCTCGCGGACGAGCACACCGGCATCCCGCGGTACATGACCGGGGACTCGCAGGTCGGGGGCGCCGGGCGCACGGCAAGCGGCATGTCGATGCTGATGAACAACGCTGGCAAGTCGATCAAGCAGGTCGTGGCGAACATCGACAGCGCGCTGGAGGATGCGATCGACCGGCTGTACTTCTACAACATGCGCTACGGCGACGACCCCGCGCTGAAGGGGGATGTTGCGATCCGTGCGCGCGGCGCCGAGTCGATCGTCGTCAAGGAGCAGGCGCAGGTCCGGCTGAACGAGTTCCTGAACATCATCCTCTCCAGCCCGGTCGTCACGCAGATCGTGGGTGAGGAGGCGATCGCGAAGATCCTGCGCCACAGCGCGCGGCGCCTCGACATGGATGCCGACGACCTGATCCCGGCGCCGGAGGTCATCCGTGCGCGCGTGTTCCAGGCGCAGCAGGCCCAGGCCCAGGCCCAGCGGATCGCGCTCGAGCAGGCCGCGATGCCGACGAATGAAGTGCACTTCAAGAAAACCCCCGAGGGTGTCGAGACCGAGCAGACCGTGAGCTGGCAGCACGCCAGCACGCTGCGGCCGATGCCCATACCCCCCGGGATGCCCGGGGTTGCGGACCCGCTTCGGGTGATGCCGCAGAACAAGCAGCGCCTATCGAACGGCGCCCCCGTGACCGATACCTTTGCCCCGCAGCGGGCTCCAGGAGGCTGACATGGCCGATGCAGTCCGATCAATTGTCATTGCGAACACCCCCGAGCTCTATGTCGTCAGCCTGACATGCCTGTCCGATGGCACCGGCGAGACGAACGTCGTTAAGGTCGACAAGTCCACCCTCACCGGCCCGACGAGCGCAGAGCCCGGCAGCCTGGACCTGATCCAGATCGACGCCTGGCAGCAGGGATTCACGTACATCAAGCTCTCGTGGGACCACACGACCGACGACACGATGCTGCTGATCCCCCCGGGGGTCATGCGGCGCAACTTCGAGATCGACGTCCCGAACAGCTTCCGCCAGACTGGGCGCCCGGTGCTGGCGGACCCACGCAGCGCGGGGGATACGGGGGACGTGCTGCTCTCCAGTGTCGGCCCGACAGCTGGGGACACCTACGACATCACCCTCTGGTTCAAGAAATCCGCGTAAGCCATGGAGTCCCTGGTGCGAATGATCCTCGACGCCCAGCTCAATGCGCTGTCGGTCGTCGTGTCGGTGGCGTTCTGCCTGCTCCTGTTCGTGATGTTTGCCCACCGGGACAAACTGGACTGCATTGACCTCATTACCTCCCCGGACGGGCGGCTGTCGCGCACGGCGATCGGACAGGTGGCAGGGACGCTGGTCGCCATTTGGACACCGGTGTACCTCTCGGTGAAGGGGAATGTCGACTCCGTGACGCTCGGCATCTGCCTTGCATACCTGGGCGGCGTCGAGGCGTATGCGAAGTACCTGCGGTGGAAGTCGGACCAGATGAAAGGCGGCCAGTGAACCCACTCGCGTTGCTCGGCTGGTGGAAGGAGATTCTGATCGCGCTGCTGGTCGCTGCCTGCCTGGTGCAGACAAACCGGCTGACCAGTGCCCAGGGAAAGGTTGCCGTGTTCGAGGAGCGGGAAGCCGCCCAGAAGCGCGAGCAGGCGTTCCGGGAGTTGCAGGCCATCAAGAACAAGGAGAGGACCGATGCGCAATACGCTGCTGACCTTCGCCGTGCTCGTGCTGTCGTCGTGCGCCCAAGTGACAGCCCCCCCCGAATTGCCGCCGGGCAGTTCGCCGATCCCGGAGGCGGTCAAGAATCCGCCGGCTGCATCAGCGGAAGGGAGCTTTACGTCGGAATTGCAGAAATCGCTCGACGACAGGCAGAGCGAGCTAGTGCGGTCGTTGCAGAACTTGCAGAACGCGATGGAGAGCGATCTACTCGGATTGCTCAAAAAGCGGAGTCCGTCGCAGCCGCCTTCCGAGCCTGTCAAGCGTTCGTTCTGAGTCTCGACGGAGCCAAGAAATAGTGCTTGTGTTGACACGTAAACACATGATATAAGCGGCGCATGACACCAGCCGAGCAGCAGGCCCTCGATCGAGCCCGGGTGCTGATTCGCAATACCCCGGAGCTCAAGACGTACCTGCGGCATCTCGAGCAGCAAGCGTTCGCGGCTAGCAAGGAGGTTGTGGCGCAGGAGGAGACCCAGAACATCTTTCGCGCGCAGGGGAAAGCGCGTTGGCTGGACAAGGAACTCGAACTTTTCGCGACGGCCCATGGCCGGCTCGATAAGGCCCGTGGGGGCTAGGACACCCACGGATTTCAACCGTAGTAGACCGTATCGCGACGGAATACCGAGAGGCTCCTGAGCGTAGTCGGCACGAAAGGACGAAAGCAATGACGGCACTGCCGAAGGCGATCCAAGCGCAAGTGGAAGCAGCGGATCAGATACACCAGCAGGTCTATGGCGATGGAGCCCAGAGCGCCCCGGTGGCGCCGGAAACTCCGCCTTCCGCCGAGCCCGCTGCACCTGATCTCGTCGCGCAACCCGCGCCCGCCCCGCAGCCCGCGCCGGTAGCCCCGACGCCCGTGCAGGATGACCCGTGGGAGCGGCGTTACGCCGCGCTCCAGGGCAAGTACAACGCCGAGGTCCCCAGGCTCGCTCAAGAGCTGAAGGAAGCCAAGACGCTGCTTGCTCAAGCCCTGGAAAGCCGTAAGGCCCCCGAACCTGCGAAGGCGAACGAGCCGCTGGTGAGTCCCAAAGACGCAGATGCATTCGGTTCGGATCTCATGGAGGCCGTCGTTCGTGTCGCGACCCGCGTCGCGCTCGAGCAGGCCGCGGCCGCAGAGGCCAGGATTCGGAAGGAACTGGAATCGGTTCGAGGTGAAGTCGGTCAGGTATCCGAGCGTCACGCGCGGTCCGCAGAGCAGCTGTTCTGGGATCGTGTGGTGGAGCTGGTTCCCGACTGGGAGGCTGTCGACAACGACAGCCGCTGGCACACGTTCCTCAACTCCACGCCCGACTACTCGACGCTGACGTTCCGTCAGATGGCCGAGGCCGCGATCGGCGCCGGCAATGCCGACAAGGTCGCGAAGCTGGTGGACACGTGGAAAGGCACGTTGCAGGCCACGCCTGCGCCGGCTCCCGCCGCCCCGACCCCGCCCCAGCCCTCCGCCCCGGGAGGTCAGAGACCGGAGCTCGAGCGTCAGGTAACGCCGACGACGTCTCGTGGAAGCAACCCACCTGCGCCGGCGCCGAAGATCTGGTCGCGCCAGGATTATGAAAGCGCGTACGACCCGCGGAATGTCCAGCTCTACGGAGCGGAGCAGGCCGCGCGCATGCAGGCTGATGCGGATCAGGCGGTGGCGGAGAACAGGGTTCGCTGGTACTGAGGCGAAATCGGCGGCGTGTCAACTTGCTTACCTGTCAACATTTTAGGAGCTGACAAATGGCCGCTGTTTATCCCGTAGTCGGGCCGTTCGCGACGAGCACCAGCTACTCGGGCTCGTTCATTCCGACCCTCTGGTCGTCGAAGCTGAACGCCAAGTTCTATACCGCCTCCGTCTTCGGAGAAATCTCCAATACCAACTGGGAAGGGGAGATCAAGGAGCTGGGCGACAAGGTCACGATCAACAACATCCCCGACATCACGGTGAGCAACTACACCGTGGGCGCCGGCCTGAACTATCAGGTCCCGACGCCGTCGACGATCACCATGAACATCGACAAGGGCAAATACTTCGCCTTCCAGGTGAACGACGTGCTCGAGTACCAGTCGAAGCCGAAGCTCATGGACGTCTTCTCGAACGACGCCTCCATGCAGATGAAGGTGGCAATCGACTCGACGGTGATCTACAACACCTTCTCCAGCGCTGCTGCCGCGAACATCGGCACGACCGCCGGCGCGAAGTCCGCCAGCTACAACCTGGGCTCGGATGACGTCCCGATCACGCTGTCGGGCTCGACCATCCTGCCGCTGCTCACCGCGCTCTCGGGCGTCCTGGACGAGCAGAACGTGCCGGAGACCGACCGCTGGCTGGTGATCGACCCGGCCACGCGCCAGTGGCTCATGCAGTCCCCGCTGGCCCAGGCGCAGTTCATGGGCGACAGCACGTCGATGGTCCGCAACGGCCGGATCGGCATGATCGACCGCTTCACGGTCTACGTGTCGAACAATCTGCCGCGCGCGTCCGCGGGTTCGAACACGGCGTACAACTCGGGTGACGGTTCCGAGTCCTCGATCACCTCCACGGGTGACAACAAGCGCCGGATCATCCTCGCGGGCCACAAGTCGGCGATCACGTTCGCGTCGCAGATGACGAAGGTCGAGCAGGTTCGCAACCCGACCGACTTCGGCGACTACGTCCGCGGGCTGAACATCTACGGCTACAAGGTCGCGAAGGACACCTCGCTCACCTACGCCGTCGTGTCGTAATCCCCGTTCATCGAAAAGGAGCAAATCATGTCTCTCGCAATCTTTCCGAGCATCACCACGGGGATCACCGCCAACACGGGCAGCTCTCAGGCCACCGGCGAGGTCCTCACCGCGCGGACGAACGTCATCAGCACCTGCGCGAACGCCGGCGACGCGGTCACCCTTCCGGCCAACTGCGGCAAGGGCGCCCAGATCTTCGTGCGCAACAACGGCGCGGCCTCCGCGGACGTCTTCCCGCCCTCGGGCGGAGCGTTCAACGGCGGCTCGACCGATGCGGCGTTCGCCGTCGCCAACGGGAAGTCCGGCTGGTTCGAGTGCGTTTCGGCCAACGGCCTGACCTGGATCGCCACCCTCAGCGGTTGATAAGGAGCCCCCATGTCTGCAAAAGATGAACTTGTAGCCTTGGGGCTCTGGCCCGCGGCCGCCGCAAAGGTCGCGTCGCTGGAGACCCCTCCCATCACCGGCGGTGCAGGGTTCACCGGTGGCACAGGGACGCTGCTCAAGACGAGCGTCGAGCGCCTGGGTGAAATCATCATCACGCGCTTCGTGTTCGACCTGACCGGCCTCGCCTCGTCCACCACGGACCTGGACATCATCGGCACGGGCTCGAGCGCCGCCTACTTCGGGCAGGTCACCGCCGCGAAGAACGGAACCATCCTGGCGGGTCGAGTGACCTGCCTGGAGGCTCCTGCAGGTGGCGTGACCGACATCGACTTCTACTCGGCGGCGGAAGCCACGGGGGTGTTCGATGGCGGCGTTGCGTCACTGACGGAAACCGCACTGGTCACTTCCGGTGGCGCCTGGACCTCGGGCGCGACCAAAGGGATGCCCAACGTCCCCGCGGCGAACGAGTACCTGTACGCCACCGGCGGAGCGGGCGGTACCGCCGCGACGTACACGGCCGGGAAGTTCCTGGTCGAGCTGTTCGGCCACGACGCGTAACCCACCGGCGGGGGGCTTCGGCCCCCTGCCACTACTCAGGAGGACTGATGGTTTCGATCAAGGAGCTGCAGAAGCTGGCGGGCCCCACGGCGGAGTGTGTCGGAGGGCGAATCATTGCAGTGGTCGACGGCAGGAAAGTCGAGCTCGGCGGGCCGAGCGGCGACACGAACCTGTTCGCACTGACCGCGGAGGGTTTCGCGCTTGCTGAGGCGGCTCAAGCGCCGGCGCCGCAAAAGCGTGGCCTCAAGCCGCGCAAGGAAGCCGCGCCCGAGCCGCAGGCTGATCCGGTGCAGGAAGACGGCAAGGATCTCCAGCTCTAATGGCTTACACGATGCAGCAGCTCGTTGATCGAGCGCGAATCCCCCTCAATGACGCGGACAAGGATCGGTACACGGATGCCGACCTCCTGGGTTATGCCGTCGATGGGCTGCTCATCGCTGTGTACAAACGCCCCGACCTGCTGATAGGCAACTGGACGGCGTCCAGCACCTATACGGCGCTGGTTCTGGGCGACTCATTCCCCCTGCCAGACCGGTACATGCCGGTGCTGGCCGACTACGTCACCGCTCGAGCCGAGCTTGTTGACGACGAGCACGTCGATAGCCAGCGCGCTACCACGCTGATGAGCCTGTTCGAAACCAAGCTGGTGACGCCATGAAGACCTGGGACGAGTTCTATGACGGCGTGCGTCCCCAGATCCCCGGCGCGGAGCCCGAGATCCTGGACGAGAAGATCCGTTCGGCGACGATCGAATTCTGCGACGACACGCACATCTACCAGGAGTTCGTGACGCCGGTGAACATCGTGGCGAACACCGCCACGTACAGCGTCACCCCGGCGACGAGCGGCACCGATGTGGTCGGTGTCCGCAAAGCCTGGGCGAATGGCCTGCCACTTGATCCGGTGACGGAGGATGTCCTCGAGGGTCTGTACACATACTGGCCAGACGTTACGGCGGATGCGCCCAACCGGTTTCTGCAGGCGAACCCGTCGTCGATCACGCTGTTTCCGAACCCCACGACGTCGGTGACAAGCGGGCTCAAGATGAAGATCGCGATCAAGCCTGCGGTTGACGCAACCAGTGTTACGGACTGGATATTTGAGAACTTCTATTACGCGATCGTCTGCGGCGCAAAAGCCATGCTCATGGAAATGGGTGGCAAGCCGTGGACGGCGCCGGATTACGCCAAGCAGTACCGGGCCCAGTTCGAGGCCGAGAAGGCGAACGCCAAGATTCTTGTTTCCCGTAGCTTCACCCGCACGCCGCCGCGCGTGCGCATGTCGAGGGTCTGGTAATGGCGAACATCCAATTCACCGATAACGCTCTGACGACGCTCGCCTCGAGCATCAGCGACACCGCCACGCAGCTTTCGGTGGCGGTTGGTACAGGCTCCAACTTCCCGGCCGTCAGTGGCGGCGAGGGCTATTTCATCATCTCGATGTCGGATGCTTCAGGGCATCACGAGTTCATCAAATGCGAATACCGCTCAGGCGATGTCCTGGGTAGCGTAACCTACCCGCTCGTGCGCGGATATGGAGGTTCGTCGGCGCGCAGCTGGGGCGCGGGCGACGCGGTGGACATCACCTGGAACACCGCCGCGATGAGCGTCAAGGACACGGAAAACCGGGCGCTGTTCCAAGTGGCTGGCGCATTCGGCCAGAAATACTCGACCACCACGGGGCTGACGTTCGGCTACTACGGCGGCGTGCTGAACATCGACGGCACGATCACGACGATCGCAGACGGTACGGTCTCGCTTTCCGCGAGCCAAACGAACTACGTTGAGCGCACGTACGCCGGCGTCGTGAGCGCGAACACGACGGGGTTCACGACGGGGCGAATCCCGCTTTACGTCGTCGTCACCGGGACTGCGAAGATCACCTCGGTCACGGACAAGCGCTATCCGGTGCAGCCTGACCTTCTCCTCAAATCCGATCTGGTCGAGATGATCCACATCGACTACGACACCGGTCACCGTGATCTGTGTGCGGCCCGCTATGACCCCGCCTTCTTCAACCAGCAGTGGGGAGGCGCTCCGCATTATTTCGAGATGGTCGATGGTGCTACTGGGGTTCCATACCGTTTCGAGATGGCGACTGGCTATATAGACACGGCCACGACAAACTTCACTATCGGCGATGTATCGGGAACAACATGGCGAGCCCAAGGGTTCAAGGTTCCTCAGACAGGCACCTACTCAGCTATCTGGATTAAGGTCGGGAAAGTTGGAAACCCAACGAATAACCTGTCGCTTTTTGTCTTGCCGGATGACGGTACTGGAACGAAGCCAACTGGATCAACGCCGGTAACGAACGGAACGCTTACCGCGCAGAGCGGAAAGCTTCACGCTGCGCTGGTGAACGGTGCTCAAGTATGGGTGCGTATGCCATTTACGACGCCGTGCTCGCTGACGGCGGGTACGCAGTATCACCTCGCCGCAAAGTCGTCTGGCGCAGTAGATGCATCGAACTACTGGTCAATAGACGGACATTCCACCGGCAAGTACCCGCATGGAAATGCTTCCTACGCTGATGGAACGCCTACATGGACAGCTCAATCGGCGCACGATATGTGCTTCATGATCGAAGCACCTTCCTCGCTCGCCTCTCTCCAAACCGGCGGACTGTTCAGCGATGGAAAGCTCACGTTCTTCGAGGGCTCATCGAGTCAAGTGAATCAATCGAACGGCCGCGTAAAAGACCTGAAGGGTTTTCGCGGCCTCGACCTGACCGACTTCACGCTGCTCATTCGCGGAACCGCGTGGACGAAGGACAAGACGATCATCGACATCGGCTACGGGCTGAACCATGATCGCATCGTCCTGCGCTCCAACGTCACGACCGGCTACGCTCAGATAGACGTTTATGAGTCGGACGGCACGAAGCAGACCGTAACCGGCACGACCGACATTTCGACTGGCGATCACGACATCATGATTCGCGTTCGCGCGAAGAATGACGGCAGCGACGAGATATACCTCTACGTGGATGGCGCTTCGCAGGGGACGCCGGTGACCTCCGCGAGCATCGCCTTCGATACTCTGTTCGGCCTCGCGCAGATCGGCACGTTCTGGCTCGGCGGCGGCTTCGCGCTCGCACCTACTTACTCCGGCAGCAGCATCGGTATCAATGGCTTTAGCGGCCTGCCTTCGACTCTCGGCTGGACTTGGAGCGGAACAGGGACCGAAGCAAACTGCATGAGCGTGAGCGGCGGCAAGCTCTACCAGAACAAAAACGGGTACGCCTCGACGGACACTGGCTACTACGCCAAAACGACGGCGGGGCTGTCGAACGCGAACGGGTGGGTGAATACGGTTAAGGTGCGTATTGCGTCTGGTACAAATACCGCTGGACAAAACAACCCATATATTCAGGTGGCAGACGGAAGCTACGCGCTTTACTCGCAGCCCTCGGAATACTTCGCGGCGATGGGGCAGAACGGCGGCGCGTTCACCGGCCCCTACTGCCAGCGAGATTTCAAAGGCGCTGATGTCGTGCTTACTCAGATGGCAAAAAGCACCGATGCTTTCGTGTTCGCAAATCATCGACTGCTCTTTGACGGTTCCGCCAAGCTCTCATCGGCCACAGCAACGAACCAGCTTTATGTCGGGGATAACTCGTCAACGGCTGGCGAAAACTCGGATGCCGTGTACTCGTATTTTAATTACTACACGACCGCATGGCTCCCGCCGCAGTTCACCGGCGGTTCGCTCTCGGAGCTTGCGATCTGGACCGGCGACAAGACCTCGCTCGCCTCGCCGCTCTACAACAGCGGCACGTTCGTCAGCGTGAAGAAGTTCTGCGGGGTGCGAAGGAACTACCTCGAAGAAATTCCGATGGAGCTTGTGACCTATGGCATCACTGGCTCGCAGAACACCGGATCAACGACCGGCGTTCTGGAAACCGACATGGAGCAGTTCGTCATCGGCTCGCACATTGACGCCATTGGACAGACTCCAGCTCAGAACAATTCAGGCGGCGCGTTCTATATGGGAGTGGTTGTCGATGGTGGATACTTCAGTGGAACGGGCGTCGGGAAAGGCGCGTCCTTGCATCAGGATTCGTCCACCAACTTTGGCACCGTTCACGCTCACCGAACTGAGGCTTTCCCGTTCGGGCTGCACAAGGTCGAAAAGCGAATCGCCACGAATACCTCAACGATTACAACTTCCAACATCGCGTGGATTCGTACGCTCAAAACTAAGGCGAGGGCATCAGCGTGAAAACCACCGTGAAAGTAGGCGCAGCCGGGAAACAATTTGACGGGCACAAGCTGTGGCTCGCGCTGACCTCGGCTGGAATAGTCGACTTCGGGCACAACTGCAGCACGACAGAAGCCGTAGTCGTGTGCGATACAGCCGACGAACAGGCCGTGCGCAACATCATCGAGGCGCACTTGGCTGACTCGGACAAGCGCCAGTACAACGCGCCGATCGACGCCGAGATTGCCGAGATTGAGCGCCAGAACGTCGCGACGGCGCGCGGCCAGCGCGAGACGAACATCGCGCTCGCCATGATTAGCGACAAGCTGAACACGATCATCGGCCAGATCGACGCTGCGTTGAACGAGGTTACGGCCGTCCTGAAGGGCCAGAAGAGCGCGGCGGAGCTAGGCCCGGTGACGCTCGATCGACTGCCGGACCTCAAGGCCAATGTCGGCATGAGAAAGCTGATCGAAGCCGATGCGGCGATCCGGCAGCGCCGCGCTCGGAGGGTCTAGTGGCCCGCCTCCTCGAAAAAGGCTCACTGGCGTACACGATCGCCGACCACGCCGACCGTTGCGGCGGCTGGCTCATCTACGGCCAGTACCGCTGGATCAGCGCCATCCTGGGCGACAAGCTGAAGGCAGGCACGGCGAACGCCTTCGAGGTGAAATGGGCCGCCTGGATCGACAAGTACGTAGCGCGCGAGGAAGAGCACTGCCTCAAGAATGCGGGCAAACCGTAGCTGCTAACAGGTAAACCGATGGCACGTGTCGTCATCCGCCGCGTAGACGTCAGTGACGCCCTGGTCAGGGAGCAGCTGCACCTCCTGCACAGCGAGGCATTCGCCCCGGACGACTGGGCGGACAACCAGATACCGAAGCCCACAACGGGGTACTGGTGGATCGCTACCGTCGACGGAGAGCCCGCGGGCTTCGCAGGGCTTCGCCCCTCTGTGCGGTGGGACAGCACCGGGTACCTGTGCAGCGCCGGCGTGCTGCCGGCGTATCGTGGACAGGGGATCCAGAAACTGCTTGTGCAGAAGCGGGTGCGCGCGGCGCGCGAGCTCGGCTGGCACACGGCCATCACCGACACCATCTGCGACAACGTGCCCAGTATGCGTTCGCTGATCGCCTGCGGGTTCCGTCCGTACGTTCCGGCTGTTAAGTGGGCCAACGAATTCTCGGTTTATTGGAAACGGGCTACGACCCGGGAGGCTGCGTGAGGACACTCTTGCTCGATATCGAGACCGCCCCGATGAAAGGATGGTTCTGGGGGATCTGGGACCAGACGATCGGGTTGAACCAGATCGAGGAGACCTCCTACATCCTGTGTTGGTCTGCGAAGTGGCTGGGCGAGAAAAAGGTTATGTTCGACTCGGTAAAGGCGAGCGGGGCAAAGCTCATGCTCGGGCGGATGCACAAGCTCCTGGACGAGGCTAACGTGGTCGTCCACTACAACGGGCAGAAGTTCGACGTGCCGACGTTGAACAAGGAGTTTATCCAGCTCAGGTTTGCGCCGCCGGCGCCGTACAAGCAGGTCGACTGTCTCAAGGAGGTCAAGCGCCTGTTCCGGTTCCCGTCGAACAAGCTCGACTTTGTCTCGCAGGCACTGGGGATCGGAGCCAAGAAAGCGCATGAGGGCTTCACGCTGTGGACCAAGTGCATGGATCCCAAGCACCCAGAGCACGAGGCCGCCTGGAAGCGGATGGAGCGCTACAACCGGCACGACGTGAAGATCCTCGAGAGCCTGTATCTGCGGCTGCTGCCCTGGCTGGACAAGCACCCGAATCACGGCGCCCACGAAGACATCGCCTGCTGCCCGAAGTGCGGGTCGGAGAAGTTCCAGCAGCGCGGCTATGCTGTCACCCAGGTGATGAAGTACCGCCGGTATCAGTGCGGCTCCTGCGGCGGGTGGTTCCGGGGGAACAAGTCCCAGTCCGTGCGCCCCCGGGAGCGTATGGCGAACATAGCGGCATAGAGTGTTTACGGGTAAACTAACGTTATCGAAGGGGGCTCCATGTTCGCACTGATCCTCGTCGCTTTCCTGCAGACCGGGCCCCAGATGGCCGTTGAGGTGTTCCCCACGCTTCAGGCGTGCCAGGCCGAGCGGGAGCGCGCCCAGGCGGCGCTTCAAGGCGCCACCACCGACTATGTGCTCGAGTGCGGGCTTATCCGAAGCGTGAGGGTCTCGGGGTGATCTCGATCCGCGACTACTTCGGGCGGTTCGCCACGGAAGGGGAGTGGTGCGTCGGCGCTGCGCAGGCCATGCTCGACAAGGTCAATGCGCTCCTTCTGGAAGCCGAGGCGCATGGCGTGGAGCTGCCGACGAACCCTAAGACGGGGTCACTGGTGTCCGGGGAGCAGTATGGCGGCTTTCGCCCGCAGAGCTGCCCCCAAGGAGCACCACGTAGCTCTCACAAGGAGGGGCGTGCGGTGGACGTCTACGACCCCCACGGGGCACTCGACCGGTGGCTCACCGACGCGCGGCTGGAGTCCCATGGCCTGTACCGCGAGGCGCCGTCCGCAACTCAGGGCTGGTGCCACCTGACCGATAAAGCCCCCGGCAGCGGGCGTCGGACCTTCTTGCCATGACCGCACAGCGCATCCAGTCCTTCACCGGGATCATGCCCCGGGTGAATCGCCGACTACTTCCCGATGAGGCCGCGCAGGTGGCCTACAACTGCCTGCTGACCGACGGGGTGCTGACACCTATTGCCAGCCCGCTTGAGGTCGAGGATCTCGGCGGTACGGCGGACGTTCTCACGGTCTACCGGATGTACTCGGGGGAAACCGACTACTGGCTCCAATGGCCGTACGACGTCGACGTGGTCAAGGGGCCGATCGCCGATGACACCTCGTTCCGTGTCTACTACACCTCGGACTCGTTCGAGCCTCGGGTGACCAACCTGGCGATGGCCACCGGCGCGGCGCCATACCCGGACGCCTGCTACGTGCTGGGCGTAACGCCACCGATTACCGCTCCGTCGATCAACGTGGTGGGAGGGTCCGGCTCGACCGAATCGCGCGCGTACGTCTACACCTTCGTCACCCAGTGGGGGGAGGAGTCCGCGCCTTCGCCGGCGTCTAGCGTTACCAGCGGGTACATCAGCGGTTCGTGGAACCTCTCCGCAATGGACGCTGCGCCGCTCAACTCCTACACGATCAGCAACGCCGTGTGGGCCGCCGGGATTCTCACGCTCACCGTCAACAGCACCTTCGGGCTTCGCGCAGACGAAACGGTGACGACCTCTGGGCTGCTTCCCGCGAGCCTGAATGACACCTATCGAGTGGCCTCTGTCCCGGGTAGTACCTCCTTCACGGTCGCAGTGGCAACGGACCCTGGAACGATCACCGACACAACGGGCACCGCCGCGCGCGAGGCGCCGCACAACACCTCCAGCATGATGAAGCGGATCTACCGCGCGGTCACGACTGGCGATACGACCGAGTACTTCTACGTCGCCGAGATCGCAGTAGCGACGACAACCTACAGCGATACGACGTCCGCAGCGAACCTCGGCGAGGTGTGCGAGACGATTGGCTGGTCGATGCCGCCGGCGACGCTTCAGGGCCTCCAGGTCCACCCGTCCGGGGCGCTTGTCGGCTTCGTGGGGAACGTGATGTACATGTCCGAGCCGCTGTCTGTGTACGCATGGCCGTCGGCGTATCAGCAGGTGACGGATTACGGCATCATCGGCTTGGCGGTGACGGGACAGTCAGTAGTGATCGGGACGTCCGGCCGCCCGTACATCGGTACCGGTATCGCCCCGGAATCGTTTGCGTTGCAGAAGCTCGATCGCCCCTGGCCCTGCCTGGCCAAGCGCTCGCTTATTGCCGTGTCCGACGGCGTGGCGTACGCATCCCCGCAAGGCCTGGTGCTCGTCAGCCCCACGGGCGCGGTGCTTGCGACCGAGCAGCTCTACACCCAGAAGGAGTGGGCGCTCTACAGCCCCGACAGCTTCAAGGCCGCGCACTTCGATACGCGCTATTACGCATCGTTCGACACTGGCTCGGCCAGTGGGACGTGGGTCTTCGGCCAAGGGGTGAATTCCCTGAGCTCGCGCTTCCCAACGGCGCTCTACTCCGATCCGGTCACCGGCAAGATGTACATGGTGATCGACAACGTGCTCTATGAGTGGATGGGCGACATCGGCACCCGCGAGTCGCTCGACTGGAAGAGCAAAGAGTTTGTCGTCCCGAACCCGGTCAACTGGGGCGCTGCGAAGGTCGATGCCGACTTCGAAATGTCCGAGGAGGAGGCTGCGGCCGCGCAGGCAGCCTATGACGCGATCATTGCTGGCAACGCGACGCTCATCTCCAGTGGTACGCTGGGCAGCAGCATGAACGGGGCGTCGCTCAACCGCTATTCGCTGAACGGCTCTGCGATGTCGCTCGTCCCGTCGCTCGAGTTCGACAATCTGACCTTCCTCCTCTACAAGAACCAGGAGCTGGTCTTCTCCAAGCGGGTGTCGGACTCGCGGGTATTCCGCCTGCCGGCGGGTACTAAATATGATGCCTACTCAGTGCGGATTCAGGGCAACGTGCCCGTCCTGGCCGTCCTGGTTGGCACGACTCCACTGGCCCTGAAGACGGTATGAGCCGACGCTCGCCGATCCCGTCGATCCCTCTCGGCCTGGATCCCGCTGGGCTTTTGGCCGCCCTGAAGGAGAACGTCGAGGTGATTACCGGCCGGCGCCGGGGGATGCCGCCGATCGAGCAGCTGGACACCGCCGCCACGACCGCTGAGATTATCGACAAGGTCAACGAGATCCTCACGCGCTTGCAGGGGGATTAGATGTTGACGAGTAAACACATTTAAGGGTATATGAGGCTACTGCTTAACGCCGACGACCAGGTGGCCCGCTATGTGGACCGACTCTCGCTTACCCGCCGGAAGTGGAGCGGCCATAAAGCGATCGGCTTGGTCGACGCTCAAGGCGCTCTTTGCGCTGGCGCAGTGTTCCATGGGCATGAGCACCCAAACATCATGCTCCACGTTGCCATGGAGTGCCCCAGCCCCGGGTTCATTACGGCAATCGTCCACTACGTCTTCGTGCAGCTGGGGTGCGGCCGCATGACGGCATTCATTCGCAAGAGCAACGAGCCCGCGCAGAGGTTTGCCCGCAAGCTCGGCGGCCGAGTCGAAGGGGTGATGCACAACGCCGCCCCTGATGGCGACGTCATTGTCTGGGGGATGTTCGATGATGCCGCGCAGAAGTGGCTCGCGCCCCGGTACATGGAAAAGTTGAAAGGACTCCTCCATGGGTGATCTATTCGGCGGTGATACGCCTGCAGCGCCCGATTACTCGGGCATCGCGGCGGCCAACGCGGAAGGGGCGCGCTACGCCAAGGATGCTGCGGACAACGACCTCGCCTTCCGGCGCCAGGTCTACGACGAGTCCAAGCCGCAACAGCAGCGCCTGCTCGAGCTGGCCACGCGCGTGGCGAACTCCCAAGTCGGGGCGATGGACAAGCAGTCCGCGATGGCCGACGAGAACCAGGCCTACTGGCGCGGCTCGTATCAGCCCGTTGAGCGCCAGACGATCATGGATGCGATGGGGTCTCGCTATCTTTCGCCGCAAGACCGTCTCATGCTGGCGAAGATCGTCTCCGGTACCAGTGGGCTCTCGGGCGACGCGCTGACCTCCGAATACGATCGCATCGCCCAAGCGGCAGGAGAAGGGGCTGCCGGCCAAGCGATGACCCGCGCACAGGCCGGCGTCAACAGCGCCTTCTCGCAACAGGCTCGCGGGCTCACGCGGCGTGGGTTCAACCAGCGCCAGATCCTCAACGCGGCTGCTGGTCTCGCGCAGAACCAGGGCCTCATGATCGCCGGTGCAGCGAATGCGGCGCGCGACGGGGCCTACAACACCGCGATGGGGCTTCGCACCGGCGTCGCCAACTTCGGCCGCAACATGCCCAACACGGCGCTGCAGTCGGGAGCGCTTGCCAACCAGTCGGGCAACGCGGCGGTCGCGAACATGAACACCGGGTTCAACTCCGGCCTGGCGTATCCCGGGTACGTTTCCGGCGGCGTCGGCAACCAGGTCGGTGCGGCGGGCCTCGGCATTCAGGGCAACCTGGGTCTGGGTGGGCTGATGAACCAGAGCTACAACGCGCAGATGCAGAACTCCGGCGGCACGATGGGCGGACTGCTCGGCATCGGAAAACTCGGCCTGCAGGCCTACGGCATGATGAACGGCGTGCCGGTTCTCTCGTAAGGGGCGATCATGCGCTGGACTCGAAACGACTCGCTGGCATACGAGACCTTCTCGAAGGCGGCGGACGACCTCAAGGAATGGGACGCCGAGCGGCAGCTCGCCAAGGCGTATGGCCTGAAGCCCGAGGAACGATACGTCACCGGCTACGACGTCGGCGACGATCCCACGGGTGTCCAGTCGACCTCCTACCGCCTGGGCGGAGTTTCGCAGGACAAGCCGTTTACGCAGGACCAGATCGACCGCGCGCGAATGGAGGAAGTAGCGAACACGTACGGCCGCCTGGGGCGCCCGGGGGAAGCGTTGAAGATGCGCGCGGCCGGTGTGCAGCTGGACGCCGCGCGGCAGGGCTTGCGCAAGGGTGAATTCGAAATCGCCGCCGCGGAGGATGCGGACCGCGAGCGCCGGGCGGTGAACGACGCGTTCTCGGTGTTCCAGAAGGCCCGCAAAGGCGACAAGGACGCGCTTGGTCAGCTGCTCCAGCTGGGCGCCTCCGCCTACAACCAGAACCCAGCCGGGACGGAATACGACGACGGAAGCTCGGTGCATTACGACGCCGACGGTCAGCAGCTGTACCACATGGACGGCAGCGGCGCAGTGCGTACGCTCCGCCTGAATGAGCTCGACAAGGGCAAGCTGGACTCGCTGCTCGAGCACGGGTTCCGCGCGCACCTGGCGTCTGTCAGCCCTCGGACGTTTTCCGAGGTGTCGAAGCTGAACGCCCAGGATCGCGAGCTCTACTTCAAGGGCCTCACGGCGCAAGCTGCGCTGCAGAACGCGCGCACGAACGAGCGCTACCGTGGAGATCAGGCGGACTATCAACGCGGCCACCTGGGCCTGATGCGCGATGAGTTCGACGCGAAGAAGCGCGGCGGCTATTTCACACGAGACAGTGGCTACACACCATCGTTCATCCCCGCCGGCCGCCTCGATGATGGCACACAAGTCGTGTTCGATCAGCGCTCAGGGCGGTACATGGATGGTATGTCAGGCAAGCCGCTGAGCGAGGGCCAAGTCAGGCTGTTCCAGAAGGTCACCGGGGACCGCCGCATCGCCCCCGAGGACAACAAGGAGCGGCTGAAGGCCCTGGTCGAGCTGGGCCCGCGCCCGAAGGACTCTAAGAAAGCCGCCGACTGGGAGGCCGCGCGCGACCACATTAACGAGGTGTACGGTGTCAAGGGCACGGAGCCCTCGGTGGACGACATCGGCAAGGCGATTGCGGAGAACCTCGGCAGGCGAGAGCGCCCCGCGCCGGCGGCCCGGCAGCCCGACTACACGACCCCGACGCCGCAGCAGGGGCTGCGCCCGATCGAGCAAGGGCCTTCGCGCGCGCCGCTGGGGTTCCGCTCGGGGTATGGGGCCGACCCGTTCTTCGACCAGTGGACCGCCAACAGGCCGCGATAGATGCCGTCGATCGACGAACTCAGGAAGCGATTTCCGCAGCTTGACGATTACAGCGACTCGGAGCTGATCGAGGCTGCGGCGCCGGCGTTCGGCGGTTCGATCAACCGCACCATGCGGTATTTCGGCGTCGAGCAGAACGAACCCGGGTTCAAGTCCTCGCTAAAGTCAGCGCTCGCCGCCACGCCGGTCGGTATCGGCCGGATGATGGAAGACGCAGGGCTTTCTTCCGGCCGCGGTCTGCGCCGCTGGGGTGAGCGCGTCCAGCTCGAGAACCCATCGGCCGTCAACAGCTTCAGCGAGTTCGCGGACAGTCCGTGGGAGGGCTTCAAGGAGTTCTCCGGCTCGGCGATCGGCTCCACGCTGCCCGCCCTGATCCCCTACGTCGGGCCGGCTGCCAGGGTACTTGGGGGGCTGCGTGCAGCCGCTGCTGCGACGGCGGTCATGACCCCGCAGACCTACGGTGGCATCCGCGAGGATCAGGAGCGTAGCGGGACGACTGACATCCCTTTGGCGGCGCTGGATACGGTCGCCACGGGCGCGATTGAACAGCTCGGTGGTGTGCAGGGGTTCCTGCGGCGCGGCGCGCGCAGCTTCGGTGAGGGGGTGGCAAGGACCCCCTGGCGTACTGCGATCCGTGAGGGGGCCAAGACGGCCGGCGGGGAAGGGCTGGAGGAGATCGCCCAGCAGCCGATTCAGCAGCTCGCCGCGGGCCGGGACCCCATGACTGCTGACGCCCTGGGGGAGACGGCGTTCTCCGGGTTCGCCGGCGCGGTGGGCAGCATTCCGTTCGGCGGAATGGCGGGCGGGGTCCGTGGTCTGCAGCATCGCCGGTTCAACCAAGATTGGGGCGCCGGACATGCCGAGAACGCCGGACATGCCGAGAACGCCGCGCGCCTGGCGATGGGCGAATCGGTCGACCTCACTGCGCCGCCCGTCAGCACTCCACTCCTCGGGTACACACCCCGCCGCATGGTTGGCTACCCCGACGGCTCGGTGGGCTGGGAGGACCAGCCGCAAGACTGGAACATGGGCAACATGCTGCGCGACGGCGCGCCAGTGGCTGACCCACACCGAGAACTTGACCTCATGCAGGGTGCTGGCGGCGCTTCGTCGGCGTTCTCGATGGTCAACCCGACGTTGCCGATGCCGCAGTCGGTGCCAGACGCGGTGGGAGTCATTCAGACGCTCATGGGCGAGCAGCAGCGCGGCCGCGCGATCATGGAGGGCTCGCCTGAGCACCAGGCGCTCGTCCGCGCGCAGCAGATCATTGACGACGCAGGGCTCAAGTACCCCCTGGACGACGCCCGCATCCCGCCGCCGTACAGCCGTGGCGAAGCCGCGCCTGTGGCAAACCCGCAGCAAATGTCCACAAGTGCCGAGGTTTCGCAACAGCCTGCCGACACGCCGCTCGCCAAGGCCCGCCAAGTGTTCGCGGAGGCCGGCGGAAAGCGCGGCGACTGGGCGAAGATGCTCGATGGCACCGACGGCAATCTGGGCGTGCTTGCCCGGAAGATCGAGGCGCGCGTCAACAACCCGAAGACCAGCAGCGAGAGCGGCAAGCGTTGGGCGGCCGTGCTCGACACCATCAAGGAGGCAGCGAATGGCCAGAATCCAGGGATCCAGCAAGGTGCAGATCAACCGGGGGCCCCGGCACGAGAAGGTCTACCCGCCCAAGCCGAGCAACGCGTCGAACCCAGTGGGCAAGACGTTCAGCTCCGAGCTGATGGTAACCGCAGCCAAGTTCCTGCACGGGGACAAGCGAACCAAGCCCCCGCGCTGACCAAAGCCGTCGGCGGCCTGTCCCAGAAGCAGAAGGAATACTGGAACCTGCGCCTGGGGCTCGGTGCGATCGACGAGGACGCAGCGGACACGAAGATCGCCGAGCAGATGGGCGTATCGCGTCAGCGCGTCCTGCAGCTGAAGAAGGAGAGCCAGAAGCGCGTCAGCAAGGCACTGGGGCTCTCAGTGGAGCAGGTCCAGGGCGACCTGCAGGCGATGGCCGCGCAGCGTGTTCAGGCGGCGGACGCCCCCGATGCGCCGGTGACCCAGTTCGATACCACGGCGCTGGCCACGACCGAGGAGGGCACCACACCCTCCATGTCCATCATCGACTCGCCCAACCAGACCCGGGTGATGGAGGACGCGCGCACCGCCCAGCAGACGCGCGAAGGCAACGCTGTGCTGAAGGCCGGCGAAGACGTTGCCTCCGTGCAGACGGTAGAGGGGCAGAAGCGCGACGCCGAGATGGAGGCCCAGCGCAAGGCGAAGGCACAGGCCGAGGCCCTGCAATGGGCCCGCAAGGTCCTGGCTCACCCCGAGGCAAAGAACGTCGCTCTTGACTGGAACGACGCGAAGTCGGATGCTGGGCCGAAGTTCGAGGATCTCACTGAGATCGCCCAGGCGGCGCTCATTTCGGAGTACCTCGACCAACTGGAGCAAGACCCGTCGTGGGCCGCCATCGAGGCACGGCTGCGCGACTTTGAGCGTCAACTGGAGGCCACCGATGTCCGAACGCAAGCCGCGGGCGAATCCCAGCCCCGAGTTCAGCAAACTGGTCAGCGAAGCGCGCCCGCACTTGCAAGCAGCAGCCCCGCACCTGTTCAAGCAGCCAAGCCCGCCGAAGGGGCCAAAGCTGACGCTGAAAATCAAGCAGCCGCCGGCGAAGGAGTAGCCAAGCCCCTGTCGGAGATCAGCGTCAAGATCTCCGCGGTCGAGGCCGAGACCGGCAGGAAAATCGTCATGAACGAGAAGGCCGACGTCGCCCTGCGCGAGGTCGATGACCAGCTCGAAAAAGCCCGGAGCCTGCTCGAATGCCTCGCGTCCTGACCAACAAAGACGCCCTGCGCGCGTCTGTCTCCGCTGACACCCGTGCTCGGTACGCCGATGGGAAGCCGATCGAGCTGGTGAAGCTGCCGGAGGAGGCCCCGCCGGCGCCAGATCGCCTTGCGGAAGCCGTTGGCGAGATCAAGCAGGCCCTCGAGGTATTCGCCGCCAAGGTGGCTGCCAAAGGGGCTGTTCAAACGCCGGCGCCTGTGGTAAATACGGACGAACTTGTTGACCTGTTAACACGTATCGTCGCCAATACCAGCCCCCGCCCCGCCGCGCCGCCCCCGGGCGCCAAGAAAGTGCGTTTCCGGGTGCTCGAGCGCGACGAGAAGGGCCGCGCCCTGGTTTTCGAAGTCGAGGAGTAACCACCGGAGAGCTCTATGGCGAAGTCAACCGCAACCTGCAATTCGATCATCAACCTCATGTACCGCGCCACGGCGTGGTCAAACGTCGCGGACAACGCAGCGTCGTCTCCGCTCACGAACACCTATGTGTCCCTGCACACTGCCTCGCCCGGAACCGGTGACGACCAGACCACGAACGAGACCGCGTACACCAACTACGCGCGCGTGGCGGTCGCCCGCTCCACCGGCTGGGACGCGGCCTCCGGCGGCGCCACGGCCAACAGCGGCACCATCAGCTTCGCGCAGTGCGGCGTCACGGGTGCGACGCTCACGCACGTCGCCGTCGGCACGGCCTCGACGCTCGCCGGCCACGTCTGGCATCAGGGCGCGCTGAACTCCTCGCTCGCCGTGTCCTCCGGCATCACGCCGCAGTTCGCGGCCGGCGCGCTCACCGTCACGGAGTCGTGATGCCCGACGCCCGCACGCCGACCGAGCGCCTCCTCTGGGAGAAGATCGGCCCGCCGCTCTACTACTGCGCCGAGTGCCTGCTCGCGGTGAAGGTCACGCCTATCGAGGGGCAGGAGCCCAAGGTCGAACGCAAGTGCGCGCACACCGGCCAGATCATCGCGCCGCGCAAGGCCGTCGTCGTGGGCAAGGGCGGCATGAGCCTGCCGGTGAAGGCACGCGTGGCATATGGCAAGGCCAAGGCCGCGATCACCGGGAGGTG